TTAACCTAATTTGCTGTTTAAAAACTCCACCTGATCCCGGTCTTTATCACACATCCATTTAGAGTAAACCTTATACACCATACTGGCATCAGTATGCCCCATCTGGCTGGCGATGAAAGAGGGGATCGCTCCTGCAGACAACAACCAGCACGCGTAAGTATGGCGAGACTGATAAGGCACACGGCTGCGTATTCCCGCTTTTTTTAGTCCCTGCTTCCAGCTATAGCCCAGCGCGTTTTTTGAATAATAGGGATTCGGAACGGCAAATTTAATTACGGGACGAAACACAAACCGTACGTGCTGCTGATCAGTGCTCGCATACGCACGATGGTTAAATGTGATTTCTGTCGTCTGGTCTGCACCGGTCAGGTGGAACTGATCTCTTAACGCCTCGAGGGCTGGCTCCAGCAATGTGATCGTGCGTTCTCCGGCGGACGTTTTAGGCGGCCCGAACTGATCATAGTTGTTCAGATTCCGACTGACGTGAATTTTTCCATTGACCAGATCAACATCATCCCATCCAAGTGCGCACAGTTCCCCATGACGAAGACCAGCGTAAAAGGCCAGTTTCCATAAGTTAACAACTGAAGCCGGTAACACCGAAATGAATCGCTCGTATTCTTCCATCGTGAATGGATCCGGTGCTTTCCGCGGCCGTTTCAAAGAAGGAATATCTTCAAAAGGGCTGTTGGTAATAATGTGGCTACGTTTGGCAAATTTCAGCATGGCGCAAAGCGTGCGGATCTGCTCGTTTACCGTAGCCGGGGCACGGCCCGTTTTATTCAGATGTGGCACAACATCATTCCGTACATCCCCCAGCAACAACTCCTTCCGGTATCTCAGAATGTCGATCTGTTGAATATCGGTGATGAGGGTTTCGCTACCAACGATCCGCAGCAGAATCTTGATGATGGAATGCATGTTCCGCGCTGATGCGTAGGACATTTCCAGCTCTTTGGTTCCGCTGTATTCATCACAAAGTTCCTGGAAGGTACTAATCCTCAACGTAGTTGAGAATTTTTTTGCTGCCTTAGAGCCAGGAAACTGCAGGCCATAATCGAATATCCCCATCTGGATATCACTGGTGATCTTCGCTCTGAGCTGGCCTGCTTTTTTGAGGTTGGCGTTCGTCACCAGCCAGCCTTTAAGCGTTTCCCGGCAACGAACCCCTCGATAAATGAACCATATCCGAATCTTGCCATTGTGAATTTCAACACCCGTTGGCGCCACGTCACTGCTCCTGAACGAAACTGTTTATCTTTGGGAAGTTGTACCAAAGTGTCGCCCGCGGAGAGTTGTTATCTCCTTCAGTCTGGGTTACACGCTTAAAATGAATACCTTCGATCCAGCGATGAGCGCGGTAGCAGGTTACCTGCCGCTTTGAGAGTCCCGTTCTCTCACACAGCTTCGCTTCAACCACCCACTCTTCGTTAAAAATCACCTGTGCCATCTTTCACCTCAGGTAACCGACATCATTATAAAGATGCCGGTTGTTAAACATTGATATTTCAATATCAGGCGATCTGCCCGGGCAAGGATCGCAGGCGGCGCATGCCGGTCATCGCCGTGGCCACGTAACTCGCCTTGCGGTTCACCACCTCCACCCACATCTTTACCCCTTCAACTCGTACCGTGTACGTCTCTTTCATCCGGCTGCGCCCGTAATTGCCGTAGCGTTCTGCGTGGGCCGCCAGGGCAATGTCGCAGGCTTTACGCGCCAGCGGTGACTGTGTGCTGCGGTTGATTAATCGCATAATTTCTCTGCCGGGAGGGCGAACCCTCCCGCCTCCCTTAGGCCACGTATTCCGGTTTCATATCTGCCAGGGTGATGCTGAACTGATCGTGCAGTTCGTCGCCAAGATGGCGCTTTGCCGACGACAGCACGCGTTCAGCTTCCTCGAAGCGCTCGGCTGCGCCAGGTTCGCCAGGCTGTGGCAAGGAGTTGATCGCCGCCTCAACCTTGTTGCGCGCATCAACCAAGTAATAGCGTTTCACCGCTTTGTTTTTGAGTTCTGTATACAGGGCCGCACCCAGCGTCACCTTTGCGGTTTCGATGTCAGCGCGGAGTGCTTTAGCACCATCCACATCCTCAGCAGCTTCAATGCGATCCCGGAAATCATCGGCCATAACATCGATGTTGGCGGCCGATTCTTGCGCGCTGAGGGTGGTTGTTACAGTGTCACCGGAGATATCCGCCAGGCTGACTTTCTGAGTGGGCGCAGGGTTAATCTCCTTCTCCTGGCGATCTTCAAGCTCGTCAGGGGTATATACCCCGAGAATTACGTCAGGGCAGAACAGTCGCGCCCAGCGCTTCACAGCCAGATATGCGAGCTGTTGGCGCGGATCATCAGCCCATAGTGTTGAATTGCGGGTGCGTGCCTGTGCTAACAGCAAATCCAGTTCACGTGGCTGGTCTTCACCTTTCAGCGTTGCGCGGATAACGATGCCAATTCCAGCTTCGTCAGCCATCGTCCACCCTGGTACGCGATACTCTCCTTTATCCCCTTTGCGGATATTGAATTTCCCAATGATTTTTTCCCATGGCCCGTACCATTCATATTCAAAGCGGTTGGCCAGCACGCCGCTGCGAGAAATTACCGCATTAACTAATTGAGCTTCGTATCCGAGAACACCGTTGATCAGGTGGGTTTTCTGCGCCACAGCAAAGGGATTCATCTGCCATTGGGCGGCCTGCATTGCAACAGCCATGCAGTCGGCCTGATTGCCCTGCAGGTGCTTGGGAACTGTCGCGGCACCCTGAGCCATAATCTGAGCAAATGTACTGATGGCGTTCAGGTATTGAGAATCGAACAGAGCCACGTTGGAGTTAATCACAGCGTTCTGGTCAGCAACGGTTACGTTAGTGTTTTGCATTGTCATTCTCTCCATTAAGCCAGGCGCAGCGCTTCAAGGCGGCGCAGGTCGAAGTCGTTCAGTTCGTCGGTGTAGTCTTCGGTGATCGGCGCTGGCCACACGCCAGTGTCGAAAGCGTTGGCGATGCGGTTCATCGTCTGGCGATACTCGAGCATGCCTAGCTCAATCAGTTCTTTGCTGGCCTCAACGATGGCGATCCAGTGATAACCCTCGTCTTTGTTAACGAAAATCCAGAAGAACTGATCCAGCGCCGCGGTGTTCGTGTACATGGCCGCGCTGAGGTGATAATCGCGGTCGATGATTTCGCGGTGCAGACGGGCACGCAGGCCGGACTGTTTCACGTTCCACATGCTGATGGTTTTCAGGTCGACCCCGATGCGTACGGCGTCGATGTCGATTTCCAGATCCGGGCGCACGCGGATTTCCAGCCCGGTCTCTTCATCGATACCGAAATAGCTCGTCTCAACAGCGCGATCAGGGTGCAGCAGCAGCTTGCCGGCAGTCGGGTGTTCGTGCAGTGCTTTCTGAATGGCCAGCGCCGTTTGCATCTGCTGCTGGGTAACCAGAATCTTGTCGCCCGGGTTCTCGCGCCACGCATCGAGCAGTTCGTCAGCAAATACCGCATCCGGCTTAACGGACTTCACCGCCTGGATCATCTCCGCTTTGGTGCCGGACACTTTCAGTGGTGCAGGTTTCTGCGCTTCCTGCGCCACCAGGTCAGGGTTGATGATCGCCAGCTGCTCGAGGAGCGCATCACGGCTGCCGCTGGTTTTCACCGGCGCGGGCAGGGTGGCGTTGTACTCTTTAATGCAGGCTTTCATCGCGGCAGCAGTCTGTTTCTGGTCAGCCTCGATGCGCTGGAATTCAGCTGGCAGCGTCATATAGCTCTGCGCTGTTTCCTCCAGGCTGCCGCCCATCGGCACCGGCGCGGGCAGGGTGGCGTTGTACTCTTCCAGCAGAGCTTTGATATCGTCAGCACTCAGTTGCGCTGGCAGGCTGGCGTTATGCGCATCAATGAAGCCGCGCAGGGTCGCCGCGGTGGTAAATGCCCCTTCCGGGATCACCGGCTCCACGCTGAACTCCTCATCGAGGTTTTCCGGCTGCAGCGCCAGCGCATGCACCAGGTTACCTATATCCAGCACTTTGGAACCTTCGCGCGGGATGGTCTTGGCGACATGGCGCGCGTTGAAGTACATCAGGCTGACGCGGGCATCCTTCACTTGGGTCGAACTGATCCCGTTCGCTGCGTGGTAGACGTTATTCGGCAGACCCTCATAGCGGCCCGGTTCGAAGTACGCCGGGTATTCGGCTACTGGTTCGGCCTGATGCGCTTTTGGCTCGATCTGATTCACTTTTGGTGTGTTTTGATGCGCAGAATCGTCATCTTGATGCGCATTTTCCGCGTTTTGGTTCACATCGGCCTGTTCCTGGTTAGCCAGGCTCGGCGCTGCGGCGGCCAGAACTTCTGCCGGGTTCAGGGCATCTGTTTGCGGATCAACTGCATCAGCGCTTTCGCCTGGTGGTAACGCGTCACCAGTTTCTCCTTCCTGCGGGTTAGTCTCTTCCATCTGCACATCGCTGGTGGTCTCCGTTACTGTTTCCGTTTTTTCGACTGCATTTGAGGGGGTATTGATGACCGGGTCAGTATTTAAACCCATCAGGCCCTCGATAGAGAACACGCCGCAGCCGAGGTTAGCGACCTGTGGCTGGCTGGCAGCGGCTTTTTCCGCTTCGATCTGCTCGTTAACTTCACTTTCCCAGCTCACTTCAGGGGTGTGGCGCGCCGCCGCCAGCATTTCCGCTGTAGGATGCTCATGGTCGGTTTCGGTCAGGTTTGCGTGAATGTGTCCGCGAATATGCTTAGGCTCGAAATGAATCCCTTTAAAAGCGCTACGGATCAGCGCAAAAATTGCGGCGCGAGAATAATCCAGAATGCCGGGCGTTGCGCGCAAAGCTTCAGACCATTCTTTAAACGGACTGTGATTCGCTGCGACGATAGCTTGCGCCTCGCGGAAAACATCGCTTGGAATGTCATAAATATTGAAATCGGCTGACAGGGTTGCCAGTGCAATCTCAGTATCGAGACCGTCAAAACTGGGTTTGTAGCTAGGGGAGCGATCTGTCTTAACTCCGCCGCCTGGCTGCTCTGCCTCCTCAGGCTCAGAAACTGGCGCAGGCAAAATCACCAACTCAGTTGCAGCATTGAATTCAGCCGTCATCGTCCGGTTAACGAATTCAAGATGAGCAACCGGATCCAGGTGGATATCCTCCGGCGCGATACGCACCAGGTTGAAGATGGCCGTGCGGTTAACCGCCAGAACGCCAGGCTGATTGCGCAGGATCTTGCTCCAGGATTTCCACGGCTCTTCTTTGTTCGCAATGATTTCTTTGGCGCGGCGAGCGATGCCGCCCGGAATTTCGCGATGGTTGAAGTCCATCGGCAGTAGGGCGCAGGCGATCTCCTGATCGAGAGTGTCCAAGGTGTGGTGTGCGCCTTCGCCGCGGTCAGTTACATACCCGCCGTCGGCATTGGTGCCTGCGTCAGTGCGTTGCACGTGGCTGATCCGGTTACCTGCGGCCCATTCGCGCGTCAGGATCCCGCGGTCGATGCTCTCGGTGTTAAACCATGCTTTAAAGAACTGGATGACCACAGACAGCTCTGTACGTTTTCCTTCAACAGGGAAGATAGCTTTCAGTGCGTTGACCACTTTCCAGATGTCGGGTTCGTACGCTTTTTTGAACGCCTCAACGTTTTCAGCAGCCAGGATCAAGTTCTGCGCATAGTTGTTATCCACATCCAGCTCAAGCTCCAGGATGGCTCGCTTTTGCTCTTCATCGACGTGATAGAAATACTGTTTGTCCGCGATGAACTGTGCCAGTACGCGCTGACGGAAAGGCAGGGTAGCAACGGTCGTCAGTACAGGGAGTTTGCGTTCGCGGAACTCTCTCAGAGCATCACAGACCGTTTCGGTACCGCTTACATCACCAACGATTTCGTCAGTTTCGATATCCACGCCGTCGACAACAGTGATGTCAGTAGCTTCAACAATCACTTCGTCTGGCTGTGCCAACTGTGCGGCAACCGGGATGACATTCCAGGTGCGCTGGTCGTCGACCAGGGTGTAGCGCTCGCACCAGGTGTAATCAATCACGCCTTCTTCTGGCAGGTCGTCAACAATAGGCATGTCGGTACGGATCGGCTTGGCGTAGTCCTTACCGCGGCCAGTTTCGATTTCGGCGTCTTCCAGCGCGACATCCAGCTGCAGGTTTGCGCGCGCTGCACTTTTCGCAGTGAACCAAATCACCGCATCTTTCTTGCCAGACTTCTGACTGGCCTTAAGCAGATGGAAAAATTCCATGTCAGATCCTCATTTTTGGATGTAAGATCCCAGGGCCAGAGATAGCGCCCATTGGGTGTGTTTTTGGTTTTTGTATAAATTCCGGTGTAACTTTGGTCGGTGGCACCGGACGTAGACCCCGCCTTGCGCGGGTTTTACGTTAGGCTTCGTGGGCCATCTGGTCGTACGAAGCGCAATGCTTGGAACAATAATTGAGTTCTTCGCGCGCCAGCTGGGCACCGCGGATGAAGAGCAATACGTTTTTAACTTCTTTTCCTGACTCGATAGTTTTGCGGCAGTACGCGCATTTCTTCTCTTGCATGACTCCCTCCGTTAATGGCTCAGGCCATTCCCCACGCCGTTAAGAAAAACCTCGACCAGCAGATCGGTTGTGTAAGTGCGCTCAATGCCGCGATGCAGATAGAGTTTGCCGCGCTTGTTGACGGATGCCGTCCAGGTGCTGTCTTTGTGCTTTACGAGCATGCCGGGCAGAACTGCGCCGCGGTTGACCGTCTGGGTTCCATAGTGCTGATGAACCATGATGATTCCCTCTTGTTTGCCCTTGTCGCCAGGCTGGCGGAACATTTCTTTAACCTGATGCGCGTTAATCACTTCACCTCATCCGACTATTCGTATGCCGTCGGCGGCTACTTCGTGGGCTCCATGCCTGGGTGGTTTGTGATGCGTCTTGGTGATTACATGTTAAGCCTTAGACTTAATTAATGTCAAGCTTCAGGCGAACCGAGGTTGTAAGTTTCAGGCTTAATCGTGATGTTCACCGGGTTGCAGGCAAAAAAAAATCCCGACGCTAAGGTCGGGATCGGGGAGTTCGGGATGGGGATTAGAGGTGGGTCTGGTGGGTAAGGAGATCTAACAAACCCGGCGGCGATGACCGGGCTATGTTTTACTAATGCAAATTCGTACTCGCTGGGTCGATTGCAAAATCTATGCTTCTTTGCATTGGTGGCGGTTCAACGGACAATAATGACCTGACGGCTATGCCCAACTGTTTACATCTTTTGAATACGCCTTGGTCATGAGTCCAAACCTCATCAATACTTAGGGCCTTTGCAATTGAGATTATTTGTCTGTCGAATTTAATTTTATTGGCTGTATCGGACTTCATCATTTGCTTCAATTCGCTTAGGGTTGGCAGTTGTGCACATTCTATAGCTGCCATTTCATCAAATGATGCAATTTCAAAACAGGACATCGATCTGATCAGATTTATATGTGCCTGATGTTTCTCTTTATCTATACCAATAAGAAATTCTGCTAGCACTGGCGCTGGAATGATTATTGTTCCATTGGTGTTATCAATTCTATCAACTAGCGCATCTATACGTCGAGGAACCTCAGATATAAGTTCACCTGATTCTGGATCTACAATGGTAAAATTGGGTTTCATTTCAGTTAAAAATGGAACCAGAATATTAGTGTCGAATATTACTCGCAATTCAGTTTCCTCAACGCAGCTAGGATTGATGCTGGATCATCCTCTTCGGACCATTGATTCCCGGTTGTTTGTGCAATCTGACTTCTTGCGTCTTTCAGCTTTATTTTTTTAAGTTCCTCAAAGGAGGATATCTTTAGTTTTTTAAGCTTCCATTTCCCATCCTTTCTTTCCCAATGCCCCTCACCCTTCACGCGCAATGTGCGAAATAGAAGCATGCCTAATTTTAAGGCGAGATCTGGGGTTGCTTCGCAATGATACGTTTCGCCATTTGCTCCTTCTAGCTTCACAGGTATGGAATCATCCTTCCCTCCTACACTATAAAGGCGGCCTTGAACTTCTGAATTTTTATTTAAATTAAACGGCTCTTCTTTTTTCGCTGAAGGGATTTTAATGATTAAAGAGCTATTTCTGTCAAAAATAGAACCGGTGAACCCATCCTCATCCAGTTGAGAAATTAACCTTTGATAGTGTTTACCATTACTTTGAGCTTGGGATACGGAACGAGATATTACATCATTATACGCCGCTTCATTATCAACCCAGACGTTTACGTCAGCCGACCCTTCACTTACTGACTCCAGATGAACATGATCAATCTGTCCATACATATCAGTAATGATGGACAAATACTTCGCCAGCTTCCCTGCTGGCAGGGAGTCTGGGTTAGTACCACCGAGTTTTAACGTAATGCCATTAGGTTTTTTCATTTCATATTCGCACGCATATCCCAGTTCTTACCTTCAGTATAACTCGTGGCTTAGCTTGGCTAAATGAATCTGTGGTTCATCATCTTAGCTGCGACGAGAGCAATCTATTCTGGCTGGGACCGAATCCGCCCCTTCATGTACTTCTCATATAGTTCGTCTAGTTCTTTCAGTCGAATCGCAAAAATCCGAAGCATGTTCTGTTGCTCTTCTTCCGGCAGCTGGCGGTAGAGCTCCAGCAGGCGCTGTTCGTCAGGTTTAAGTCCGTCTTTCTCGCCGACATCCTCACCTAGTAACCACGGAACCGATACACCAGCTGCGTCAGCGACAGCGAGAGCGGATTTCTTGCTGATCACGCCTTTTTTAAACCAGCCGTTCACAGACTGCGGGGTTACCCCAGCAACCCTAGCCATATCGGACTTTGTCATGCCGCGACCATTCAACTGTGAGAGGCGCTCGACAAGTATCGGATTAAGTACGGTTTTCTCTTTCATGAATATAAGAATAAGCCTTTTGCTTAAACTTGAAAATTCGCCTCAGACTTGACAATAAATTAAGTCTCAGGCTTAATTTAATTGTATTCAAATTGGAGACAACGATGAACGGGTTAACAAAAGCGATTAAGTCCGCAGGCACTGCAACAAATCTCGCGACCATGCTGGGCATCAAACCAATGTCAGTCAGTCGCTGGAAAAACCGGTATCAGGGCGTGGTACCTGCCGATCGGGTCCTGCAAATTTACGCGGCCACCGGCGTAACCCCCCACGAACTGCGCCCTGATCTCTACCCAAACCCCACTGACGGTTTACCAAAGTAGGAGCACTGACAATGCAAACACAATCTTTTCAACAGAATAACAGAGCGCCAACAGAACGCCTGATATTCCAATATCACCAAAGCGAGGAATCAGGTGGTAGCGTTGATCACCGTAATTTATGTGCAGCCGTCCGCGCCTGGGCTGCTGCCGAGGGCCGTCTGACCGTTGCACTTCAAATCAAGGAAGTGGCGGAAGAGATGATGCTTGAGGGCATTGATCTCAACGTTCAGCCAGAGGTTTGGAACGTGAAGATGTTTCGTTGGTTAGACAATAAAGAAAAATCAGCGACATACCGGGCAAACGTCGAGCTGCTGACGCCAGCGATTTTATCCGCATTGCCATTGGCGTATCGGGATCGCGTTGTTCAGCTCGATGATGTCGCGCTTCGAATCGCCAAAACGGTGAAGGAAGACTCTGAAGCCATTCAGGCTGTCATGCTCAAAGCCCCTAAACAGGAGCGCTGGAAAGAGATCAGCGAAAGCATCGTTGCTAAGTACCTGTTGGATGGGCCGGATTCAGTCGCGCCAATTATGGCAATGGTTACAACGATGCTGGGGGCTGTATGACGGAGTTAAAAAAGGCGAAAGCCGCGGTGCTCGAACACCAACGGCTTTCTGATGCAAATGCGACGAACAATTGCGGAGGTGAGTATGTCAAATACCGCTGAGATATTCAAATTCCCCGTTCCAAAGCAGGAACAACAGGAGAGCCGCATGGCTGATCTGGAAAATGGCTATCTTCGTTTAGCCAATCAGATCCAGGATGCCCTGTGTATCGTTGAGCTATCCGGGCGCGAATTCCGGGTACTGAATGCCATCGTTCGGCTGACTTATGGCTGGTCCAAAAAATCAGACCGGATCGCTAACAGTCTCATTGCCGACAAAACGACGCTGAAGGTGAAGCACGTTTCTGAGGCCGTGCTGAGCCTCGCCTATCGGAACATCATCATCCTGCGCCGGATTGGGCAAACCAGATACATAGGGATCAACACCAACCTGGATAAATGGGCTTATACAAAGCCGAACTGCATGAGATGCCCAGTGGCTTTCCCGTCTGCTGAAGCTTTAACTTGGGTAATCTCTATCTCCGATATCAGTCTTTACAATCCCCAGAAACAGGGATGGTTATCCCTGAAAACAGGGACAGCTATCCCTGAAAACGGGGATAGCAAAAATACCCCTCAAACCATCCCTGAAAACGGGGATGGTTATCCCCGAAAACAGGGAAAGGTATCCCCGAAAACAGGGAACACCAAAGACATTCTTCCAAAGACAAATATAAATACAGATCTAACCCCCTCTAATCCCCCAAAGGGGAAGGTGAAGTTTGACCCGTTGAGTATCCAGGTTCCTGAATGGCTGGATGCGTCTTCCTGGCGTGAGTGGGTCGCCTATCGCCAGCAGTCTGGCAAAGCCATCAAAACCGAGCTGACGGTAACCAAGGCTTTCCGCCTGCTGAAAGAGTGCCTGGACGAAGGTCACGATCCGGTAGCCGTGATTAACACCAGCATCGCAAACGGGTACCAGGGTCTGTTCAAACCGAAATTCGGCCTGAGCAGCCGTAAGGCGGCCCGGGATGTGAACCACATTTCCCAGCCAGACAAAAAAATCCCGGCAGGATTCAGGGGGCAACCATGAAAAACGCAATCGGCACCGGTAGCGCGCTTGAACGCCTGCGCAAGTTTATCCCGGCCAGCGTACAGCCGAAATTCAACAGCGTCGCAGAGTGGCAGGCATGGCAGCAGGAAGAGGGCCGTAAACACTGCCAGCTAATCGAGAAGCAAAACCAGCGCGCCCGGTCTGAGAAGATTTTTGGTCGTGCCGGAATACAGGCCCTTCACCGCAGCTGTTCGTTCGCGAACTACGAAGTATCAGGCCCGGAACAGCGTCAGGCCTACAGCATGGCTAAGAGCTACGCGCAAAACTTTGGCGGCGGTGGATTCGCAAGCTTCGTCTTCAGCGGCGCACCGGGTACCGGGAAGAATCATCTGGCGGCGGCGATAGGCAACAACCTGCTGGCAGCCGGGCACTCCGTTCTGGTGGTGACCATCCCTGACCTGATGCTCCGTGTTCGCGAGTGCTATGACGGCGGACAGTCTGAATCAGCGCTGCTTAACGACCTGTGTAACGTCGATCTCCTGGTGCTGGACGAAGTTGGCATCCAGCGCGGCTCCAGTGGTGAGAAGGTGATCATCAACCAGGTGATTGACCGTCGGCTCTCTTCGATGCGGCCAGTCGGCATACTGAGCAACCTGAATTACGACGAGCTGGTGGCCACACTCGGCGCGCGCGTCGTGGATCGTCTTCGGATGGACGGTGGCATCTGGGTCAATTTCGACTGGGCAAGCTATCGCGGGAAAGTTTCACACCTGCGGGCTGTGAAGTGAGAAGGGAGTGAGTATGCCAAGACCAAAAACTCAACACGAGCGCACCCTGTTCATCTCCTGGATTATCGAGCTGGTGAAAAAGCATGGCCGCACAACGACCAGAGATGTCGCCGCCATGTTCGGCCAGCACGGCACCACTGCCGAGAAATACATCCGGGCTGCCGTAGAGCAGGGGAAACTTATCCGCCACGGGCGCTGCGGCGTCTTACGCGACCAGCGGGCTGTTATCGACTTTGACATGGAACGTTACACGCACCGAGGAGCATCACATGAGTGATTCACTGAGCAACAAAGAGCTGGTGGCCGTTGGTCATCGGTTTGCGAAGGCGATGAGCAGCGACACGCCGATCATCGATATGGCGAAGATTGTGTCACGCCTGGCTGAACGCTTGGACTGCACAACGGCGGCGTTGCGCGAGATGACGAAGTCGCGGGATACGCTGGTGACGAAACTGGAAAACGCAGAGAAGCGGATCGCTGAACTGGAGGGTAGAGCGGTTATTCTTCCGCAGGCCTAATTTCGAATTATGGAATAAGCCGAGGGGATTGTAACCATTCTTATAATTTGTAGTCTAAATCATTGCACTCCCTTCAAGAAGAGGGTGACCCCTTTCAGGAGGCGTTATGATGAAAGACATTTTGCTTTTTGGTGCAGGACATGATGGGACCAAACGACGAGTTGAGCCAGGTAAGGATACTTACTATTTCAACAGTAAGGCTGGTATGTCGCCTACTGGCGCCAATACAGTTGGCTTCAGGGTAAAGCATGTTGCATACAAAGTTAGCACTGTTTACCCAGAAAAAGGTGGGTTTTTGATTGGCGTTCATGGCGATGAGCCTTCTGATGAACAGATAGAGAAAGCCATATTAAAGTACAACCCTATTCCACTTGAATAAGAAAACGAAACAAACAAACCTGGCCTTGGCGGGGGTTTGTTTGCCTGCGTTAAGTCGCAAACCACAATAAACGCCTTCGCGCTATCGGCACAGTTAGGGCCTCTCCAAAGACCTTTTTCTCGCCTCTAGGCAGCCCGGATAGCGACCGCTGCAACACCTGATCGAAAATACTGATCGATACAAGAATATTGATCTATGAAATCGATTAGATAATAGTCACAGCAAAGCAAAAAATTATCAACCTGACAGGATGTGTTACCGCCGCAATATACCCTCAGGCGCAGGCCTGCTCTGCGTTTGACAGGGCTGAGGATTTTCTAATCAGATATTTACCCCAGCATTTTCCGCCCCGAGTAGTGTTAAAATAACGGTCAGTTTTTACATGGAATTAGCGTAAAAATACATCCAAATCAATCATGTGAATGGCCTTGCACAGTCATGAATTTCATGTGCATACTTAAGCTAAATGAATAAATACTGTTTATACATACAGTGTTTTGTTGTATGGTTTAAGTGCTACAGGAAAAAATGAATTTTTCTTCCGGCGAACCTATTAGGAAATTTGCGCCATTTGTTATTTTGGCACTAAGAAGAGGATTTCTCTCAGCCGGGAGAGCGTATTTGTGGATAGCAAAGTGAGGAGGTTGATGTGAAAGAAAAGCAGGAGCAGGATGACTGGTACGACATTATCAGACGTTCAGACGGCAAGCTTATTGGCTCCATGCCGTTTGAGGGCCGATGTCTCGTATACACCAGGAATGGGATGGTGTCGTGCCGCCCGCTGCTGGAGGATGAGGGAATCTTCAATCTGTCGTCTGGAACCCGTTTTCTTCGCCGCTTTGGCTACCGCCTCGTTCAACCCTCTGATATTATGATATCAACGGACTGAACACCCGTTGACCTGATGCGCCACGGAGAACACCATGGCGCAGTTACAACTCATCAAGCAATCCTCAGGAATCCTGATCCCCGCCACGCCGGAGACCAGCGAATTACTGCAATCAAAAATCAAGCTCGGCGCCGTGCTGGTGGCCGACTTCAAACAGGTCCGTAACCCGGCCTTTCACCGTCGCTTCTTCGCTCTGTTGAATCTCGGCTTCGAATACTGGGAGCCAACCGGCGGGGCCATCTCATCCAACGAACGCAAGTTGGTGACCGGCTATGCGAAATACCTAGCTTCATACGGCGGGAACGAAGGCGCGCTGCTGGATGCTGCTGAGCAGTATCTTGAACGCATCGCCGATAAGCGCACTGGCAGCATCAGCGCCTGTAAGTCCTTCGACGCGTATCGCGCCTGGGTGACCATCGAATCTGGGCATTACGACGCTATTCAGCTGCCTGACGGCACTCTTCGCAAGCATCCCCTCAGCATAGCCTTCGCCAATATGGACGAGACCGAGTTTCAGCAGCTTTACAGGGCCGCGCTCGATGTCCTGTGGCGCTGGATCCTGTCACGGGCATTCAAAGACCAGCGCGAGGCCGAGAACGCCGCCGCGCAGCTGATGAGCTTCGGGGGATAATGGCGATGAATAACCCTATGTCCCGAGTGATGTCCAATCACATTTTTAATGTCCCGTCTCGCCGCAAGCGCAAGCCGGAGCTTAAACCATCAGAGATCCCAACTTTTCACTATACGGCCCACCTGACAGATGTCCGCTGGCTGCGCCATGCTGCCAGAAGGAAACATGTATGAGCATCTATCAACGCATCAATGGCGCTGACTGGCGCAATATCTGGGTCGTCGGCGATCTGCATGGCTGCTACACGAACCTCATGACCCAGCTCGGCAAGGTGGATTTCGATCCAGCCCAGGATCTACTTATCTCTGTTGGCGACCTCATTGACCGTGGGACCGAAAACGTTGAGTGCCTGGATCTGATTAATCAGCCATGGTTCCGCGCTGTTCGTGGAAACCATGAGCAGATGATGCTGGATGCATTGGTGAACGGCGGTAGCTTCAGCCATTGGATGTCAAACGGCGCAGGGTGGTGGCATCAACTGGATATCGAGCAGGATATGCAGCTCAAATATCTGCTTCCCAAAGTGGAGCAGCTTCCGCTGATCATCGAACTGGTGACTGGCGATAAGAAATACGTTGTTTGCCACGCCGACTACCCGCACGACGAATATGAATTCGACAAGCCTGTGCCAGAGGAGATGGTCATCTGGAATCGGGATCGCATTAGTGACTCTCAGGGTGGCGCTGTGAGGGAAATCAAAGGTGCAGACTTGTTTATCTTCGGGCATACCCCGGCGCGAATGCCGCTGCGATTTGCCAATCAGTATTACATCGACACCGGTGCCGTATTCAGCGGGAACCTCTCTATTCGTCAGCTGCAGGGCGGTGCCCATGTGTAAAACCTACCGCAGCAAAAAGTGGCTCGCCGCCGTCGGCCAGATAGAGCAGTGCGTCCTGTGTGGTGCATGGGGCGTACAGGTCGCTCATCGCAATGAAGGGAAAGGCGTCGGGATGAAAACCGACGACTGCGCCACCGCCGCTATCTGCGTTACCTGCCATTCAGAGATTGATAACGGAAAGAGCCTGAGCCGCGAGGAGCGTCGCCAGTTAATGGATCGCGCCATCGTTCTGACCATCATCCAGATTGCCCGTCGCGGCCTGGTGGTGCCTGCATGAAGATTTACGACATCACACCAGTCAGCAAACCCCGAATGACACAGCGGGATCGGTGGGTAAAGCGCCCGGCCACTGCCGCATATTGGGCCTTTAAGGATGAGGTGCGCCTGCTGGGGATCGCACTGCCGGAGTCCGGTTGGCACGTTACGTTTGTTATTCCCATGCCCGCCAGCTGGAGCAAAAAGAAACGCGCCGAACATAACGGCAAACCACACCAGAAGAAGCCCGACAAAGACAACCTGGAGAAAGCATTACTCGATGCCATCTTTGACGACGACAGCCGCGTTTGGGATGGCCGGGTGACAAAACTTTGGGGAGAGAAGGGGCAGATCATCATCAGAGAGGGCGTCGTATGAAAATCACTTATAGCAACGAAGGCACACATGCCCGCATCTGGATAACCGGGCCGTTCTGGCAGCTCGGTAAAGCGCGGCGTCTCGCTGATGTTGGGCTGATGGCCTCCCCGGTAAATTCCTGGGAATCAAAAGGGCTGACTTTTCAGATAACGCTATACGGGAAAAGCTCGCACATGCTGAGGGCTTATAAGGCAATCGCCAGGGCGAACGCATGAAATCAGAACTGATCGAAACGCTTCGCATGCGCTGGCTGCGCCTCCGCATTTATCGCCGCCCGGGAACGGTGCTGGTGGACTATCGCATCCTTCGTAACTTTATCAGCATTTACCTGATGGCAGGAGCCGCAGCATGAACACTCAATACCTGGAGTTTGTACGCCAGCAGCTCATCGTTGCGACGGCAGATCTGAGTGGTGCGACTAAAGGGCAGTTGATGGCCTGGCTGGAGAACGCCCAGATCGACACGAAGACCTTCAAGCGGAAGAAGCCCAAAGTTTGGGACGAGGAAAGCGAGAAGTGGGTGCCGGTTGATAACCCTCCGATACCAGGTAAACAGTCGCATGCCAAAGGGTCGCATATCCCCCTGGTTCAGCCTGTCGAATACTCTACAGCATCGTGGCGCCGGGCGGTCCTGTCGCTCGAAGAACACCAGAAGGCATGGCTGCTCTGGAACTACAGCGAAAACACGTGCTGGGAGAACCAGGTGTCGATCACTCGATGGGCATGGGTTGAGTTCAGAGAGAAGCTGGGGGCCAGGAAGGTGGCCAGTAAAACGATGGAGCGGCTGGAGGCGTTAATCTGGCTGGCGGGGCAGGATGTGAAGAAAGGTCTCCGTGGTGGTGAGAAATATACTGGTGTTGAACTGGCTAATCTGGCAGGAGTGGAAGAGAAAAACTGGTACAAGACGTTTGGCGGACATTGGCAAACGATGCAGGAAGTATTCGAGGCATTTGACAGAGATGCTTTGCTTGCGGTTTCGCGATCACGTTCACAACAAAAGACGGCTCATTTCAAGCAAGGTATTGCAAAAGTATAGAAAATGGCGCATATTTGAGCCTAATTAGATATTGTGCCAATGTTGTATGCACTGGCGGTTTGTGATTTCCAAGCCCTGCGGTTAACACCGTGGGGCTTTTGCTTTGCTTTGAAAACCCGACAGTATTTCATTCGTCACAAAATTGAAGCATAAAGCTCTTGCCATTTTGTCTGGATTGGCGTTTGGATGCTAATTTTAAGGTGGCATTTGATAATGCTCTCGATACGATTACAACACTCGGGTGGGGAAACACCCATACGCAGAGACAACTGCATGACCCCTGACCAGCGACTCAGCGCTGGTCTTTTTTTGCCACTAGCTCAACTGGAGAAAATACGGACTACTAACTCTGAGGTTCAGGGTAAAATTCTCGATGGGGCTGAAAAGTTAACCTAAAATATCGTCAATTGCAGCAGTGTTTGTGTGGTCATTCTGAGGGTGATAAGATCTACAGCATACTCATCGACGAGGCTGGTTTTATGTGCCGTAATATTTTGACAATTTCTTTACTTGCTCTTGTATTTGCAGGGACTGCTGGTGCTGCACAAAATCAGATGCAGTCAGTATTAGGGGGAGAGTATAACCCGGAGAAAGTCTCTTCAGCAGAAGCTGTGCTGGGACACAGTAAAGAACCTCATGCAGAAACTCGTGCTGCAACTTTAAAGGGCTATATCCTTGCTTATCTTGATAAGGATTATGCGGATTTTCAGGCAGGACGTGGAAAAGTTGATTATTGCCCGAACGGTTCTCTTGCACATGTTGAGCAAAAGGTTAGTGAATACATTATCGCAACGCCCAGCGCTGTTAACGAACCATTCACCAAAGTAATCCCTGAAGCTTTACGGTCGAAATTTCCCTGCAAATAAATTAGCTCAGCGGCTAAGGTGTTTGTTACGTAATCCAGGCCGCCTATTGGCAGCTTTATGTTTTACATGACTTTAGCCAGCAGGGCACTGATGCTCTGTTGTTCATACTGAATAAATATACAGATAAAAATAGCTTTATGGCAGGAAGACGACTAGGCTGTGCCTGTGATGAATCCCCCTATGCGGTGGGGCGTCTAGACAGGCAGGTGAGTAGCGCGGTTCTGTGGTCTGGCGCAGAGTCACCGGGAGGCACCCGGCATCACACCCATTCATGCACTTCTTCGTCCGGCTCTGATGTAGGTTATGTAGCGCACAGCAAGCCTGGATTCCGTTTTACATATCAGATAATGTCATCCTTATGAGTTCTATCAGAGCTTGCAGAGGACAATCATTATGGAAGAAGGATTCTACTGGATACAGTACGGCGGCAGAGTTCAGGTTGCTTATTACACTGACGGCGAAACTGAAGACCTTGAAACAGGAAGAATCATTACTGGTATCTGGCACCTCACACAAGGCGATGATATTTGCGATGACGGCGAGGCTGAGATTTTATCAGGACCATTAACGCCGCCACATTTTTGAAATAAACACCGTTGCGTTTCAATATAGGGTATAGGCTTATATCTGGTGAATCCCCCTGTGCGGTGGGGCAATCCAGTTAATGTATATGTGCTTGCGGCTCGTATAACTGGTAACGAGTCACCGGGAGGCACCCGGCACCTGTATGTAACCTGGTAAGTGCTTTTTGAGCCTGTTCTTCCGGACAGGCTTTTTTTATTCCCGCTTCGAAACTGCTGCTACCTTCAAATTGTGAGCCAGGCCAGAACCTTTCGCCGGACATCCTGATCGGTCAGTGGCGCTGCTCGACACAGCTGTTGCACGGATAATGGTAAGATTACACGACTACCTTCTTAGATTTCCAACTCAGTTAGGCCTGCTGAAAAGCGGGCCTTTTTTATTTCAGGCTCCCGGAAACCCCATCAAGGACTGCCGTTAATTCATCCGGAGAGCCTGAACCTTTTACACTGCACAGCACCCCGGACCCATCGGAGGTGAGAGATGTTACGCATGGATAAATTAACCACCGGCGCAGCTTACGGCGCCTCTGCGGGGAGTGTGTTGAACGGCATTCTTAACGCATACAGCCCTGAGCAGTGGAACGCCATCGGCGTGCTGGTGGGCATAGTTGTCGCTGTTCTTACGTACCTGACAAATTTGTACTTCAAAATCCGCGAAAGTAATCGCCGCGACAGGAGCCAGAATGGACCCGACGCTGAAAAGTAAGCTCGTGAAGGCCATCCTAGGCGGATCGGGCGCAATAACCATTGCCGCTGTCATGCTGGGTAATGCTGACGGGCTGGAAGGGCGGCGGTATTACGCATATCAGGATGTCGTTGGAGTCTGGACTGTATGTGATGGACATACCGGCGCAGACGTTCGACGCGGTCACCGTTACACCGACAAAGAGTGCGATGCCCTGCTGCAGTCCGATCTGGGTAAGGTGGCAAAGGCTATTGACCCGCTAATCAAGGTCCGCATCCCTGAGCCTACCCGGGCAGCGCTTTACTCGTTTACCTACAACGTGGGCGCTGGCGCGTTTAGTCACTCCACGCTGCTGAAAAAACTGAATGCTGGCGATGTTCCGGGCGCGTGCAAAGAGCTGCAGCGCTGGACGTACGCCGGTGATAAGCAGTGGAAGGGCCTCATCACCCGGCGGGAGATTGAGCGTGAAGTCTGCATGTGGGGTAAGTCATGAAGATCCACTACCGGATAATTATTTTCGCGCTCGCGGTGAGCGTGCTGGGCGGCATCATCTGGTCTGCAAGCCACTATCACGATAAGTATCAGACGGAACGGTTGCGCGCTGATGCTGCTGAGCAGAGTCTTGTTCTGGCGAATACCACAATCACCGACATGCAAACACGTCAGCGAGATGTTGCCGCACTCGATGCCAAGTACACAGGAGAACTCGCAGATGCGAAAAAGCAGCTGGATGATCTGCAGCGTTGCGTTAGCACTGGCAAATGTGGGTTGCGCATCAACGCCAAGTGCCCCGCGAACGGAGCGCCCAGCACCACCAGCATGGATGATGGCAGCAGCCCCCGACTTACTGACTCCGCTGAACGGGATTATTTCACCCTCAGAGAGCGGATCGAAACCGCCACAAAGCAACTAGCCGGACTGCAGCAGTACGTCAGAGAGCAATGTCTAAGGTAATTCAGTCTACATTTAAAGTCTGACAACTTTGAACGGGGTGGAATTTTGCTAAACGATAAAGAAAAGCTTCTTCAACAGACGTTACTGGTAGTCCTATCCCTTAATGAGGATGCAGGCCTGAGCCTAGATGGAGTCGTGAATGATGTACGGCGGGTAATGAATAAGGGCGGGAAGTACAACCATTACTGCCCTGATGGCGCTGAAGAAATATGTGGCATCGTTAAAAAAGCAGTAGAAGAGGTTAAAGCTAAACGCAAAGGCACTGATGTTCAATAACTATATAATGGCGCATTTGCGAGTGCGCCTAACGATGAATCCTCCGACAAGATAACCATTAGCCATTTCAAAGCTCACCGGCTATGAGCTTTGAAATGGTATCTCTGAAGTTTCTTTATAAGTAGTGGATTACACTTTGATTCCAGCTTTAGTGCGCTCATATATCTTATAGAACGATACAAACATAACTAAATCTTTTTTAGATGTGTCGATTTTTTTTTAACATATAGACTCAATCCATCCTGTATAGATTATCAATCTTGCAGGTGTATTGGGTGCCGTTTAGTTATGACTCTATCCAGTGGCCCCGGAGCATGGCGGAGTGAATGGCATGCAATACTTACAGAGGCCACACAATAGAGTGGCCTATCCTAAACATTTGCGGTTATCTGAAGTCAAAGCGATATCTGCCTTAAACAGACGCAAGACGGGATTAAGGCAAATTCATGAAAAAAGTACTGGTTTTCTTCAATTCGCAGCAGGTCGAGGTCGCAAATGTACTTAAGCCTGTAACATCAATTGTTCGAAGCTACCCAAACGGTGATGAAGTCTCCCTAAAAATAATGCTTACCGGAATTCATTCACTGACAGGGGATCATGTCGAGATTTGTGTTGCTTCTGACCGAGAACTTACTCAGGAAGAAGTTTCAAACGCAGTGAAAAAGTATCTGTGAATGGAGTGCCATCAACGCCCGGGCATAGCTACTGGCATTTCGATGATTGAGCGCTTTTTCATGTCCATGCTGGAAACAAACTTTGGTGAATCCCCCTAAGCGGAGGGGCTAATTAACCGATGGCTCTTCTACACTGGCGCTCATCGTGAACGACTGAAGCAGCGAGTCACGGGTGGTTATCCCAACGACTCTCCGGGAGGCACCCGGCACCATATGCCCAAAGCCCTTGCAGTGATGCAGGGGCTTTTTTTTCACAGACCAACCTATCAGGGTTTCCATCCAGCGAGGAAAGCAAGGGTTTGGTAGGTGTATGCAGCGACAAGAACATTATTAGTCTATAATTTATAAACACTTATAGTTGAGGATGGTATTTCAACAACTATCACCTTGCTGGAGAATAGGAATATGAATAAACCAGAAGAGGCCCAAATGAAAGTTGATGTTCTGACACAAAAGGCCGAGGAAGAAATTTCCGCTTTGATCACAAAAAAAATTTCAGAGTTAAGAAAAAAAACAGGAAAAGAAGTCTCTGACATTCAGTTTGTTGCTCGCGAAGCGATGACAGGTCTGGAAGGTTATGACGTGAAAATTAAACTTCTATAATCATATCTTCAAAGAAGGGGTTGCTAAGGCGGCCCTTTTATTGCCATCACAAAGGCCACCTCAGGGTGGCTTTTTTAATGGCTATAACAAAAGGAATATGACCATGGCAAAACCGGACTGGGGCGTGCTTCAGCAACGGTTCCTGTCCGACCATATCGCAACAGGCGTCTCACCGAAGGAGTGGTGTGAAGCGCAGGGACTAAACTACGCTACCGCACGCCGATACATCAAAAAGCCTACTGCGCAAAATCCGCAAAATACTGCGCAGAGGAAAGTGCGCACTGCGCAAAAGGAAAAATGCGCTGATGAGTTAGTGGATGATGATGGCCTGACTGCCCAGCAAAGACTTTTCGTCGCAGAATACCTTAAGGATCGCAATGCCACACAGGCAGCTATCCGGGCGGGGTACAGTACAAAGACCGCAGACCAGATAGGCCATCAGCTACTTAAGAAAACTTCAGTTGCGCAGGCGATCGAGCGCCAGCAAAAAGCGTCCATTGAGCGCACGCTTGGCAGTGCCGATGAAGTTCTCTCCCAGATGTGGCAGCTCGCCACCTTCGATGCAAACCTGCTTTCACAGTATCGTCGCGGCGCCTGCCGTTATTGCTGGGGCTTCGGTCATCACTACCAGTGGCGCGATACAGTCGAGTTCGACGAGGCGCTGGCAAAGGTTGAAGGCAAGGAGGGCATTAAACCTCCTGAGGACCCGGGCGGTTATGGCTACGACCATAACCGGGAGCCTAACCCTGATTGCCCACGCTGCAATGGCGATGGAATAGGGCAGCCATACTTCGCGGATACCCGCAAACTTCCTCCTGATGCTGCCCTGGCTTATTCCGGCGTCAAGCTGGGTAAGAATGGCGTCGAGATAACGGCTATCAGCCGCGAGCGCATGTATGAAGCCGTGATGAAGCGGCTTGGCCTGGCCGATAGCGAGTTTGCGCAGCGTCTGCAGCAGATTGAAATCGAGCGTCGGCAACTGGAAGTGGAAAAACTCCGCAAAGAGCTGGCAGCCGATCCTGATGATGATGTTCCTGCACCAGTTGCAATCAACATTAACGTGGTAGACGCGAGGGTTCGTGATGATAGCGCCGACGCTTAACGTTCCCCAGGCGCGCTTCCTCGCAATGCCGCATAAGTTTAAGGCCTACGTTGCCGGGTTCGGTTCCGGTAAGACGTGGGTTGGCTGCGGCGGCATCTGCAAGGGGATGTGGGAGTTCCCCAAAATCAACCAGGGCTACTTCGCGCCGACCTATCCGCAGATCCGTGACATCTTCTATCCGACAGTGGAAGAGGTGGCTTTCGACTGGGGCATGAACGTCAAAATCAACGAGGGGAACAAAGAGGTTCACTTCTACGCCGGGCGTCAGTACCGCGGAACGACTATCTGCCGTTCGATGGAGAAGCCAGGCTCTATTGTCGGCTTCAAAATCGGCAACGCGATGGTTGATGAACTGGACGTTATGGCTGCTGCAAAAGCGCAGCAGGCATGGCGAAAAATCATCGCTCGTATGCGCTACAAGGTTGACGGCCTGCGTAACGGCATCGATGTGACCACCACGCCAGAGGGCTTTAAGTTCGTCTACCAGCAGTTTGTTAAAGCTGTGCGCGATAAGCCTGAACTGGCGACGCTGTATGGCCTGATACAGGCTTCAACGTTCGATAATGAAGCGAACCTACCCCACGATTACATCCCTTCGCTGATGGACTCCTATCCGCCAGAACTGATTAAGGCGTATTTGCGTGGGAAATTTACCAACCTGACCAGCGGCACCATCTATCACCAGTTCGATCGCCAGCTTAACGGCTGTACCGATGAGGAGCAGGCAGGCGAACCACTGTATATCGGCATGGACTTTAACGTTGGCAAGATGGCAGCCATCGTCCATGTGCTGCGCGACGGAGAACCGAGAGCTGTACGGGAGCTGGTGAAGGTTTATGACACGCCAGCGATGATTAAGCGCATGCAAGAGGAATTCTGGCGCTATGAGGGCGGACGTTATGTCGCCTCTCGTCAGATTTACATCTATCCCGATGCTTCCGGCGATTCGCGCAAATCGAACAACGCCAGCGCCACGGATATCGCGCAGCTTAAACAGGCCGGGTTCAGCGTGGTGGTGAACGCCGCCAACCCGCCGGTGAAAGATCGCATTAACTCCATGAACGCCATGTTCTGCAACGGCAACGGCGATCGCCGCTATAAAGTCAACGTGACCCGCTGCCCGGTATACACCGACAGCCTGGAGCAGCAGGTATGGGCGGCGAACGGCGAGCCGGATAAATCAGCCGACAACGATCACCCCAACGATGCTGGTGGGTATTACATCGTGAAGCAATTCCCGATCATCAAACCAACCGGCAAAGTCACCAACCTGCGGATTTAACTCCATGACTGATATTTCAACACCCAATCTGGACTATGGGAACATGGTGCAGGCGTGGGACATTAACGATGCCCTGATGGGCGGAACGCTTTACATGCGCCAGCTGGGTGAGGCATATCTGCCACGCTGGCCGAAGGAAGACAAAGAGGATTACAAAAAGCGCCTGGCAGTGGCCACGCTTCTCCCTGCCTACGAAGAGACGATCAACCAGAACGTCGGGCGTGTATTCGCTGAGCCAATCCAGTTGGGCGAAAACGTGCCGGATCAGTTGCGTGAGTTCGCAAAAGACGTGGATCTTGAAGGCACCCGTCTGGATGTATGGGCGCAGTCGTTCTTTAGCCTGGCGATGCAGTATGGCCTTTCCCATGCGCTGGTGGACTATCCTCGCGTTGACTCCGATCAAGTGAGGACCAAAGCCGATGAGAAGGCCACCGGCGCGCGCCCGTACGTCACCATGCTGAATCCCCGCCAGGTGATCGGCTGGAAGTCGAAGATGACTGGCGGCAAGGTCGTGCTCACGTCGCTGCGCATCAAAGAGGTGGTGGTCGAAGACGGTGACGACTTCGGGCAGACGAAAGTCGAACAGATCCGCCTCCTGACGCCGGGCAAGGTCGAAATCTATCGAAAGACCGCTGGTGGTCAGGGTGAAGCAACCTGGCAAAAGCACGAAGAGTGGGCAACCTCCCGTCGAGATATCACCCTAGTCACGCTCTACACCAAGCGCACCGGCTTCATGTGCGGTTCACCGCCGCTGCTGAATATGGCGCTGCTGAACGTTAAACACTGGCAGAGCCAGAGCGAGCAGGACAACATCCTCCACGTCGCCCGGGTGCCGATCCTCACCGTGTTCGGGCTGGAGGAGGGGGAAGAGTTGACCATCGGCTCTTCATCGGCAACCTCGTTCAACGATCGGCAGACGCAGGGCCTCGAGTACGTCGAGCATACTGGCTCATCCATTGGCGCTGGCAAAGAATCGCTGGCTGAACTGGTGGAGCAGATGCGCCAGGCTGGCGCGAAGCTGCTGCGCACCGACAATACCTCGACGAAGTCCGTAGACCAGACCTCTGAAGAGAAAATGCAGGAGCAGTCCCCGCTCTACACCATGGCGACCAGCCTGGAGGATGCGATCGACAACATCCTGCAAATCATGGCCGAGTACATCGGTGAGAAAGAGGGCGGCAACGTTGATGTCCGTACTGAGCTGGATGTTGAGTCGAATGAGTTCAACCCTCCGGCAGCGCTGGCTATTCAGTCCCTGCGCCAGGGTGGTGACCTCCGTCGTATTGATGCCATTAAAGCCCTGCAGAAGCTCAACCTGATTGATGCTGATGCCGACCCTGAGAAAGTCCTTGATGAGTTGCTGGCAGAATCAGCCTCGTTGAACGAACCGTCACCGGGCGAGGTGTAATATGGCCCGCTCCGTCAACGACCGCCTGCAGGATGAGACGATAGCGCATGGCCTGTATGTGACGCGCTACGGCACTGGCATCGCCCGGCGCATGGTGGCGCTGCTGAACAAACTGGATGCAGAGCTGGCAGCGAAACTGCTGGTGCTTCTGGACGGCAAACGGGCGGATACCTACAGCGCCCGTCGCCTGGCATCGCTGCTGGCTGGTGTGCGTGAACTTAATCAGCAGGCCTACGAACCGGTTAACGCGGCGCTGGCACGCGAACTGACGCGCTACGTTGAATATGAGGCCGGGTATCAACTGGACCTGTTCAGCAGCATCATCCCGCAGCAGATCCTGAAACACGTTCCGCTGCAGAGCATTGCACCCGAGCAGGTCTACGCCGCAGCAGCAGCGCAGCCATTCCAGGGGAGATTGCTGAAGGAGTGGGGCCAGAATCTTGAAGCCGACCGGCTGGACAAAATCACCAATGCCGTGCGCTCCGGTTTCCTCCAGGGCGAAACGGTAGAGCAGATTGTCCGGCGCGTTGCCGGCACGCCAAAACTTAACCGTGAAGATGGGGTGATCAACGCATCCCGGCGTGACCTGGCGGTGGTGACCCGCACCGCAGTGAATCATATGGCCGCTACGGCGCGGCAGGAGTTTGCCCAGGCCAACAGCGATATCGTCAAGGCCAAGCAGTGGTCATCCACGCTGGACACGCATACCAGCCAGTGGTGCATCATCCGCGACCGCAAGCTCTACACCCTCGACGGCAAGCCGCTGGGGCATGTGGTGCCGTATCTGCGTGGCCCCGGCAAAATTCACTTCTGCTGCCGCTCCGGTGAAATCCTGATCACGAAGTCGTGGGAAGAACTAAAGATTCCCCGTGATGAGCTGAGCAGCGCCACGCGCGCCTCGATGGACGGGCAGGTACCAGCGCATACCAGCTATGCCGACTGGCTCGCCCGGCAGCCATACGCGCGACAGGAGCAGGTGCTGGGTGTAACCCGGGCGCAGATGCTGCGTGACGGCAAAATCACGGTACCCGAGATGTTTAACGACCGCGGGGAGTTCCTGACTCTGGACGAACTGCGCCGCGTGGATGCGTCGGCGTTTGAATAACACAACCCTAATCAACATCAAGGCTGCCTCCAGGCAGCTTTTTTTATGCCTGCCGCTGAGCGGATGCGACGCGGTGACCGGGTCGGATGACCCATAACCAATGGCCGGAAGGCTGGAGCAAAACAATGAAACTCAAACTCGATGCTAACGGAAATGTGGTTGTTGAAAACGGTATGCCTGTGTACGTCCATGATGACGGCAAGGAGTTCCCGTTCGATGCAGCCGCAGCGATGACCAAAATCACTTCCCTGAACGGTGAGGCCAAAACCCACCGCGAAGCGAAGGAGGCGGCGGAAGCCAGCCTCGCGAAATTCGCTGGCATCTCCGACCCGACTAAGGCGCTTGAGGCCCTGGAAATGATGACCAAAATCGACCAGAAGAAACTGATCGACGCTGGCGCCGTTGACCAGGTGAAGGCCGAGATCACCAAGGTATTCCAGCAGCAGCTGGACGAAGCGAACGGTAAAACCAAACAGCTCGAAACCCAGCTCTACGACGAGATGATCGGCGGCCGCTTCGGTGGTTCGAAATTTATCTCCGAGAAGATGGCGATCCCGGCTGAGTTCGTGCGTTCCCACTTCGGCCAGAACTTCAAAATCGAAGACGGCAAGGTCGTGGCCTACGACGGGCAGGGCAACAAGGTGTTCTCCCGTACCAAGCCCGGCGAGCTGGCTGACTTCGATGAAGCGCTGGAATCCCTGGTCGAGTTGCATCCGCAGAAAGACTACATCCTCAAAGCGTCCGGCAACAGCGGCGGCGGCTCTCACCAGTCGCAGCATCAGGCCGGGCAGAAAACCATGAAACGCGCTGCTTTCGACGCCTTACCGCCAGTTGAACAACAAACGGTAATTGGCGGCGGCACGAGCATCGTTGATTAACCGAAAGGAAACCTGCATGTCCAACACCCTCACTGGCCTCATCCCAACCATCTTCACCGCCCTGAATCGCGTATCCCGCGAGCAGGTGGGCTTTATCCCGGCGGTGGCCCGTAACGCCAAAGCCGATGCCGCGGCTAAAGACCAAACCGTGACCGCACCGGTCGCACCAAAAACCACCACCGTTGATATCACTCCGGCGGCAACCGCGCCAAACGACGGTGATCAGAACATCGGTACCGTGGACGTCAAAATCACCAAATCCAAAATGGCCCCGGTCAAATGGAATGGTGAAGAGCAGCTTGCCATCGGGCCGTCAGGCACCTATGACATTGTCCTGGCTGACCAGTTCTCTCAGGCATTCCGCGCACTGAGCAACGAAATGGACGCTGACCTGGCCGCGCTGTACTACAAATCCTCTCGTGCTGTCAGTGCGCCGAAAGATACGCCGTTCAGTGTGAAAGATGACCTGTCCGACGCGGCGAACGCCCGCCAGGTGCTGACTGATAACGGTGCGCCCACCACTGACCTGCGCATGGTGCTGGGCGGTGAAGCCATGGCATCCATCCGCGGTAAACAGTCCGTACTGTTCAAGGCGAACGAAGCCGGTACCGATCAGCTGCTACGCGAAGGCATTATTGGTCGTGTGATGGGCTTTAACCTGCACGAATCCGCCAACATCAAGCGCACCGCGAAAAGCACTGCGGCGGGCTATAAGGTCAACGGCGCGAAGAAAGAGGGCGACATCATTGTTGCTATCTCTGCTGGCACTGGCGGTATTGCTGCCGGGACCGCAGTGAAGTTCGATGGCGATGACAACCAGTACATGGTGGTCGCGGCAACCTCTTCCACTATCACCATCGGCGCGCCGGGCCTGCGTAAGGATCTGGCGGACCAGGCAACTGTCACTGTGCTGAGTGAGTTCGCGCCTAACATGGCGTTTGACCGTAACGCCTTCCTGCTGGCGTGTCGAACCCCGGCCATGCCAAAAGGCGGCGATACCGCTGACGACGTGATGAACGTAACCGATCCGATCTCTGGTATCACCTTCCAGATCGCGCTGTACCGCCAGTACCGCCAGGTGCGTTATGAGGTTGGTGTGGCGTGGGGTGTGGCAGCTGTTCAGCCTGAACATTCTGTCATCATCATGGGTTAACCCAGGGGGCTTCGGCCCCTTTGTTATTCAGGAGGCCCGATGGCCGGATTGACCAAAGTGCAGCGCGCACAGCGTGAGGCTGAAAAGCTTGCCGCGCAGAATGGCGCTGAACAAACTCCTGCCCAGCAGGACCAGCAGCAGGACCAGCAGCAGGACCAGCAGCAGGACCAGCAGCAGGACCAGCAGCAGGACCAGCAGCAGGACCAGGCCAGCATTGATCTGGTGGTGATGGTGCGTGATACCCCAGAATTTCCCGGTGGCCCATTGAGCGCTGAGGTTCACCCTGACGAGGTGGATAACTGGCTGGCGCTGGACTGGCGTCTGGAGGAATAACCATGCTGGTTGCCGATCCCCATTCGCCTGACTTCAACAGCTACGCCAGCGTTATTGACCTGCGCACGTTCGCGGCGGGACGCGGATATGCCGTTCCTGCGGATGATGGCGAATGTAGCCAGATGCTGATGCAGGCAATGGACTATCTGGAAAGCAAGACATGGCGCGGGCAGCGCTCCAGTGCATCACAGCCGCTATCGTGGCCGCGCGCGGGCGTGCGCTTCGACGGCGTTGACCTGCAAGATGACACCATCCCACAGCGCCTGGTTGATGCCCAGTGCCGCCTGGCTCTCGAATCGCAGGAGATTGACCTCACGCCTTCGGTTGCTGGTGGTGGTGCGGTAACGATGGAGCGCGTAGAGGGTGCAGTCACGGTCCAGTACGAACCAGGCACGAATAAGGCTGCACCGTCATTCCCCTGGTTTTATTCCTCGCTGCGCGGGCTGGTGGTGGGTGGCAATCAGATCCGCATCGAAAGGGGGTGATATGCCAGTCGACTACCGACGCATGCGAAACACCGCAACGCGACTGCTGACTGAGAACGGGAAGACCTATCCGCTTACCCGCGGTGGCGGCACTACCCGCGATCAGTTCGGCAAAGAGATCACCACGCCTACAATAACCGCCACAGTTACGGGTGTTATTACTGAGTATTCCGCCCGCGAAATTGATGGTTCTCTGATCGCCACTGGTGATAAGAAACTGGCGGCCACAGCCGAAACGGAAGTGCGTATTGACGACCGCATCGAGATCGGCGGCAAAGCATGGCGGGTGGTGCAGCCTAATCCGGTTAAGCCTGCCGATGTACTCATCTCCTACAACATTCAGTTAAGGGTGTGACTATGGCCAGCTCTGTTAATCAGCCGTTCCTGGCTGCCATTCAGTTATTTGTGGATAGTTCGAAGCAGGAGATGGATCAGGTAGTGCGCCGGACGGGCATTAAAATCCTCGCTCAACTGGTTGAGATGTCCCCGGTGGGCCAGCCGGATATCTGGCAGGTAAACCAGACGGCGGCTGCCTATAACAATGCCGTGCGTGACCACAATGCTGCACTCCGTAATGACCCTGCCAACCTGACCAAATCGGGACGGCTTAAGCGTGGTCTGCGCGTAAATGACTCGATGGACATCAAAAAGCCTGAGGGCTATGTCGGCGGGCGCTTCAAAAACAACTGGTATGTGGGTTTCGACAGCCAGCCTAGTCAGTCCAACGATACACCGGACGCTTCCGGCCAGGGTTCAAACTCACGTGGCATGGCGGTGCTCGAGTTGTTCAGGGTGGGCCAGGTCAGCTCGATTTACTTCACCAATAATCTGCCTTATGCGGCAGCGCTTGAGAACGGGCACTCTGGTCAGGCGCCCGGCGGCATGGTGGGTATCACTGCGCTGGATGCCGCACAAATGTTCCGTGAGGCAATGAGCGAGGTGCGCAATGGCCAGTGACCAGTCAATGCGTATCGCTGGCCTGCTGGAGAGCCGTGTTGCGGTTATCTGCTCGTCACTTGGCCTGCCGGTGGCCTGGCCGAACATCGCGTTCACTCCCCCGGATAATGCGCCATACGGGCGCGTTTACATCCTGCCTGCGCAGACCGTAGGGCAGGATCTGGAAGGCCATCTGCGTACGTACCAGGGCATTCTCCAGCTCAACATCATTGCCCCAGCAGGCAGCGGCGTGACGCAGGCCAGGGGGCTGGCAACGTCTGTTGCAGATGCCTTCCCCGAAGGACTGCCGCTGGTGGACGGGGATTTGACGGTTTACATCAACGGGCCACCGCAGGTACGTCCACCGATACAGGATCGCCCGACATCAGCACCAAACGGCAGTAGCGGCTCCATCACTTACACCACTCCCGTCAGCATGCAGTACCGCGCTGATTACTGACCCGCCATCCGGCGGGTTTTTTATTTCCTCAATTCAGGAGAATGCAATGGCATTCGCAATCCCTAACGGGTCACGTGTGAACGTGGCCAAGGCCTATCTTGCGCCGATTGTCTTCACAGCAGCCTCCAACGCGACGGAATGCGAACTGACCGTTGCCTCCGCTGCCGGGATCCTTGCGGGTGATGTCGTCCAGGTAAGCTCTGGCTGGCTCAAACTCGATAACATGGTGCTGCGCGTTAAATCGGTGACCGGCACCAAAATTGTGCTGGAAGCGTTTGATACCACCGATACCAAGAAATTCCCGGCGGGCACCGGCGCAGGCACACTGCGCAAAATCGACTCGTGGATCACCATGCCTCAGGTCATGACGCTCTCTACCGAAGGCGGCGACCAGCAGACCATCAGTGTCCAGTTCCTGGAAGATGATAAGGCCCGTACCATCCCGACGTTTAAAAACGCCGTGGTTCAGGTCTATACGTTCGCCCACGACCCGCAACTGGCAATTTACAAGCGCCTCATCGACCTGGACGACTCCAGCGACACCACGGCGGTCTGGTTCCACAACCCTCGCGGGAAAGCGGATCGTTACTACTCTGCCAAAGTGTCGTTCCAGCGCGTGCCACGAACCGAAATTAACGCCGTGGAAAGCAACGAAGCGCGCATGAACTTCGAATCGGATATGCAGATTTACCCGATCGCCGACTCCTCCGCTATGCCGCTGGCCTTCCTGACTGACCTGCCTGCAACCAAATCGGTCGCTTCTGGTTCTGCGCTGGATCTGGCGGTGGTCATGCAGGGCGGTTCCGCGCCTTACACGTACGTGTGGAAGAAAGGCGGTACCGCTATCCCGGGCAAAACGGCCTCGACGTTCAACATCCCGTCTGTGGCATCCGGCGATACTGGCTCTTACACCTGCGAAGTCACCGACGCCGCGGGCAAGACCATCACCTCTGGCGCATGTGTCGTCACGGTCAGCTAACCACTCTGGCCCGGTTCGCCGGGCTTACTTAGTCTTCTGAGGTTGTTTGGTTTTCACGGGTTGTTTTTGTTTTAAATTTTTCAGCATTTGAATCTGCATTTCGTCCTTTGCCTTTGTGCTTTCAATGTTAAATTGGCTGAGTTTTTTAAATCCGTAGAAAGCATAAATAGCCGCAAGAAGTATAAAAATAATGCATGCATTGGTAATTATTTCTATTTGAATGAAATTATCCTTGTTACTAACTTCATTAGGCACTTGAGATGGTATTAAAAATCCTTTGCCAAGAGCAATAATGACCGATGCTATTGATATAGATAATAAATTTAATAATCCTTTTTTCCATCCAATTTGGTGTTTTTTGCGGATTTCAACCATTTTCTCTTCAAAAATTTCCTCAGGTGTTTTGTTCATTTTTTCTCCTTTAAAAGAATGATATCGGCTTAGCAGCAGCCTGCTTTAATAATATTTTCAATCTGCTGTGATGTTTTTGAGCAAAAATATGAATGTTATTGCACATCATAACAATTGCAGCATTTCTTCTCGACTACCCGCTCCGGCGGGTTTCTTTTTTCTAAGGAACCGAAATGACCCAATTCTCTCTAATCCCAAACCCGACCTTTCCCGCCACTGCCAGCATCCCGCGCGCCGGTGCTGAAGACGGCAAGCTAACCTTTACCTTCCGCCATAAGACGCTCGAAGAGCTGCACGCCATGGATGAGAAGCTGCGCAAAGGCGCCGAAGGCAAAAAGTCCCTTATCGAGCCACAGGCCGAATACCTGATGGAGATCGTTGACGGCTGGGCACTGCCTGACGAGTTCAACCGCGATAACGTGATTGTCCTCCTGCAGAACTACCCGCGCGCGTTCGACAACATCGGCCTTGCCTATACCAAAGAGCTGATGGGTATCCGCGAAAAAAACTGAGGCAGGTCGCCGCAGCGTTGTACACGCCGGGACCGACTCTCGCGGAGTTAGCCGCTTTTGGTTTGACGCCTGAGGACGTGGAGGAAGAGGTGGGGATCCTGCCGTCGGTATGGAAATCCTTCACCATCTTCTCTGCACTGGCGACTCAATGGCGCGTTGGCGCGGGCGGGGCGACCGGCCTTGATTACAAAGTTCTCCCCTGGGTGTTTGAGTTACACGGGGTTGATGATGCGGCGGCCTGCATGGCTGACCTTCAGATTATGGAAAGCGAGGCTCTCAAAGTAATGCATAAGGAGACGAAATAATGACAGACCAGATCGCCTCGATTACTTTGCGGGCCGATGTTTCTGACCTGAAAACGGCCAGCAATGAGCTGGATAAACTCGGTCAGGCGGCGGCCGGTGCCGTCGATAAAGCCGATGATCTGAATAGTGTGTTCCGCGCTGGTGCTGAGTCTGCAAAGCAGGGTAGCGAAGGCATCAAGGAGCAGCAGGCCGCGCTGAAAGGCCTGCTTGAGAATATCGATCCGGTAAACAAAGCGCTGAACCGGCTGGACGAACAACAGGCCGCGCTGCGTAACTTCCAGGCCAAAGGCTTTCTGGATACCGATGATTTTCAGCATTACAACAAAATCCTGGACGATACCCGGCTTAAGCTGACGGATACCGGCGAAGCAGCTGCGCGTGCTCAGGCAGAACTCGCCGCCACCCAGGCAGCAGAGAAGCAATCAGCCGCGCTGAAGAACCTGCTGGGTTCAATCGACCCGACGATCCGCGCATTCAACTCGCTGGACGAGCAGCATGCGCAGCTGGTGGCACACTTCGAAGCGGGGCGCATTAACGGCACCCAGTTCGAGCATTTCAATACCATCCTCAACCAGACGCGTGAACGGCTTTCTGGCGTGGCTGACGTGCTGCCTGAGGCGCTATCCCGGCAGGAGGCCGCTGCACGCCGCGCCGGTATCTCTGTGGGGCAGTACAGTGCTGCGCTGCGCACGCTCCCGGCGCAGTTCACCGATATTGCTACTCAACTGGCTGGCGGACAATCCCCATTCCTGATCCTGCTACAGCAGGGTGGGCAGATTAAGGATAGCTTCGGTGGGTTTGGGGCAATGTTCCAAGCCCTAAGAGATGCTCTGTTTGGATTTAATTCGGATATCGAAAAAGGCACCGATGAGGCTTCTGAAAGTCTTGGTGACCTTGCTGAGGGGTTTAATAATACCTCGGAGGCTGCCGAAAATCTCGGAAGAGTTAGAGGAGTTCTTACACCGTTAAACTTGGCAATTGCAGGGATTGCAGCTGCCGCTGGAGTTCTAACATACGCTTGGTATCAGGCTGCGAAAGAGGCAGAGAACCTTAATAAATCACTTATTTTGACGGGGAATTATGCCGGAACTACCGCTGGACAGCTAAGCCAGATGGCCAAAGCTATAGCAGAATCTGGATCAACCCAGGCCGAGGCAACGGATGCTCTGGCTAAGGTAGTTAATACCGGGAAGTTTCGCGTATCGCAATTGGAAATGATCACTTCCACAGCATTAGCGATGGAAGAGGCCACGGGAAGATCAATTGATGAGACGATCAAAAACTTCCAAAAGCTATACCTTGCGCCATCCAAAGCATCGGAAGAGTTGAACTCTACTATGCATTATTTGACCTCTGCTCAGTATGATTACATCTCATCACTGGAGCGAAGGGGCGATAGAGAAGGCGCAGCGGAAGCGGCAGCAAAAGCATATAGCCAGGCTGAGCAGAGCAGAAGTCAGCAGGTATTAGATAACCTCGGGCTTATTGAACGAGCAGCCAAATCGACTGGCGATGCACTGAAAAGCATGTGGGGCGAGCTGCTGAATATTGGTCGGCCGGAAGCGCCTGATGACATGCTTCAACGAATGCAGGCTGATTTGTCTATGCGCGAGAAGGCGCTGTTGCCGGAGCGTAAATCAGATGGTTATGGTTATGCTACCAGCTCTGTTGATGATGACTATGACCGTCGCCGTAACGCTCAGTTATCTGCCATCAATGCGTTGAAAGCTCAGATTTCTCCACTCCAACAAGCTGTAAGCTTACAAAGCGATATTTCTGCCGCAGTCACCAAGGGGAAAGAAGAGGATGAAAAGCGCACCACCTCCCTAATCTATCAAAATCGGATCCTTGAGCAGTCAGCAACATGGCAAGAGAAGCGCAGCAAGGCCTTGGCCGAGCTGTGGAAAAATGTGGCTATTGCTCCTGATAAATGGAGTGATCAACAGCGCCAGCAGGCAGTTGACGCGATAAACAAGCAGTTTCGCCCTGATAAAACACCCAAAACTCCAGCGGTTAAGATTGATGCAGGCACGCGGAATTTAGACAGCACCAATGCTGAAACGCTCTCACTACAAGCCCAGTTGAAAACGCTTCAGGACCATCGTGATATTAATGATGTAATCAGTCAGCAGCGTAAACAGCAATGGGAACTGATTTCCAAAATCAGCATCCTTGAGGCAACGGCCAACGATCCCAAAGGACGTGCGCTTTCAATTGACGAGAAGTCACTGCTTGCCAACAAGGAGAAACTCCTCGCGCAGGCTGATATTAATGCCGCACTGGGCGATCAGATTGCTAGGCAGCAGAAACTGAATGTCCTTGCCGATCAGGCGACAAAATTTGCTCAACAGCAGGCCGCCAAACAAGTGGAAATTGACGCTGCAGCCAATGGTTTATCCTCCAGAGAAGCCGAGCGGGCAGCAACCCGGCAACGTTTATCGGAGACATATGCCTTTAATCCTGAAGCGCAAAAGAAAGTTTTGGCTCAGCAGGAAGAGACATATCGCAAAGAGGACGAGCTTCGTAGCAACTGGCAGGCTGGCGCTAAGCGTGGGTGGGCTGATTATGCTGACTCTGCAACTAACACGTTTGAAGCAATGCGTAATGTAGCTGGGTCAACGTTTACCGGCTTGTCTGACATGCTGACGAGCCTAGTCACTACCGGAACGGCAAGCTTTAAAGAGTTCACCAAGTCGATGTTGAAGATGATCATCGAGGTGACAAATCGCTTGCTCGTCGCGTATGCAGTGCAGGCAGCGATGGGGTGGATCAGCGGAAACGCTGGTGGAGGTGGCAATACTCCAGGTGGTGCATATGCTGCTACAGCGAACTCTGGCATCAGCCTATTTGATTCTGGTGGTTACACTGGTGCTGGCGGTAAATATGAACCCGCTGGCATTGTGCATAAGGATGAGTTCGTCTTTACCAAGGAGGCGACTAGGCGCATAGGGGTAGATAACCTGTACCGCTTGATGAATAACGGCAATTTAGGCCGTTACGCAACAGGCGGGCTTGTTGGTGGAAACCAGGCAGGAGCAACCGACTCAGGTGTGCCAATCATCAGTGTCAGTTTTGGCGATATCAATATCGGTTCAGGCGGGCAGACCAATGCAGGTGGCTCAGCAAATGCTGCCGCCATTGGTAGGCAGCTCAATGACGCGATGGTAGATGCCATCAACACCCAAGTAAGAAAACCAGGCACTCCGCTGTGGAATGCTGTGAGAGGGAAATATTAATGAAAATTGCAGAAATCCAGGTTCATGATGTTATTTGGTATGACAATGTTAATGGAAAGGAGATTGGCGCTCGCGTTACGTTCTACGGGCCAGATGAACGCACTCGCATCGTCAGCGTTCCTGTCAGTCTCCCGTATCAGCTAGACCTTACACTCAAGCAGGTTGAGGAGTTGGCGGTCGCAAAAGCCAAGGGCACGCTAAAAGCAGTGGCTGAAACCTTCTGATCGTTACATTGGGACACCCCCTGGTTATCATGAGACAAAAATGATAATCAAGGGGATGATTGTGAGAAAAATGCTTTGCTTAAGCCTGGCCTGTGTTGCACTTACTGCGTGTAAACCTTCAGAAGAAAAAGCACTGCAACTTGGGCAACTAGAAATTGCAAATGGTTTGATGGACCCGGATAGCGCCAAGTTCAAAATGATTAGATTCAACATGGACAAAAACCAGCAGGCTGGGGATGTTGTAAGCGGTTTCGTGTGTGGCAGGGTTGCTGGAAAGAATGGGTTTGGTGCGTATATTGGGTATCATCCTTTCTACGTTCATATCAAGATGACTCCCAAAGGAATGTTTTCCAAAGGCGTGAGTTATGAAGTAGGAGAGAAAGCTATTTATCCCGATGGAAGGGATGAATCTTGGATAGATCTCGACGGAAATTCTTATGTCAGCCGCTGCGGCCCAACCCCTTCGGAGTAATCTGGTTATGGATAGTAACTTTGATGACCCTTTGATCGAACCCGCAATTGAGTGGGTTGTTATCAATCAGAAGGCTTCAATATCGGGCATTCAGCGAAATTTTCGAATAGGGTACAACCGGGCAGGACAACTAGTTGAACTTATGGAAAACATCGGTCTTGTATCACCTCAAGGATTTGATGGTAATCGCACAGTGCTCTGCTCAGAACTTGAAAGCGGGCTTTCATTATTCAGGCAATATAAAGTCGCTGTTGATGAAGAACCTGATATGACAAACGTAATTATATTTCCTGGAAAGAAATGACCCAGACCCCCGCCCGGGGCTTTCAACCGACACCCAGCCTCGCTAATGCGGGGCTTTTTTACATCTATAGCCGAGAGGCAGGAGAAATTTATGGAAATGACCGTTGGATTCCCGGAATTGGGTTCTCGATTTGAATTTGTAGCAGATGGCAATGGACAGGAAAACCTCCACCCTGATTTAAAAATTAAAACGACAAAGACCATCAAAACAAAAATTACAGTTTGCAAACTTGAGCAAATTAACGCACCTCATGAACTGGTGCTTATCTATCAGGAGGATTTTAATCCTGACTCCTCTTATGCAGAGATTGAAGCTCGTGCCAAAGAATATGCCAGTAAAGCGATTGCAGGCATCAAAAGCCCCGGACTAGCCGGGGCTTGATGTTATTTGATGCGGTGATAGATTTTGTCCGCTCTGGCATACAAATTGGACACAGCCTCGGCTCGACCTTGCTCTTGCATGGTCATTTTGGATGTATCGTCGCCATAGGCCTTTGTCATATATTGAGTTACGCGTTGACGAAAGGCTCCTGCATCACCTGATTCGACAGTGGCAACGGCCAACAAAAATGCTAACGCTTCGTCTTGCTGGTCTTCTTTGTTAAAACTCATTATTAACTCCTGTTATACCGAGGCCATCAGCCCGGCCTCAGCAATTAGTTCGCCAGCGTCCCACCGCTGACGGGCTGAACCCACAACATAACCAGGTATTTAGTTTTGTAACATCCTGATATTCAGACAGTAGCCACCTTCGGGTGGCTTTTTTTATGGAGCAAACATGGCAGTTGAAACCTACAGCTGGCGTTCGCAGCTCGGCGCTGGCCCTGTTGAATACAGCCAGACGGTGCGTGCGGCGCAGTTTGGCGATGGCTATGAGCAGGTGGCCGAGAACGGCATCAACTCCACCGCGATCCAGGTGCCGATGAAACACGTTGGCACGGAGCCGGAGGTAAATACGATCCGCGATTTCCTGCTGGCTCACACCGTTAAGGCCTTCATCATTACGCCGCCGGGTGAAGAGAAGGGGCTGTACCGCGTTATCGCCGACTCTGTTCGCAAAAACCAGATCAACAGCAAATTCGCAGAGCTGACGTTCAACATTAAGCGCGCCTATGGCGTATTTGCCTGAGGTAGAACATGACAGCACTGATTGATACAGCGGCGAAGCTGGCACCAGGTGGCAGGGTCCGCCTGGTCGAAGTGGATGCCTCAGAGTTCAGCGGCGGGATCCACCGCTTTCACTACAGCCCGTTTCCCCATACGCCTGCCGAGATTGACGCGGCGAACGGCGACGAGGCCAGGCTGGGGCCGAAGCCTATCATCTGGGATGGCAACGCCTACGAGTTCTGGCCTTTCCAGATTGCCGACCTGGCGCTTTCAACGGATCAGGCCGCCGAGCCAAAGCTCAGCGTGTCTAACCTCGACGGCCATATCACTGCGCTGTGTCTCCAGTTTAAAGACATGGTGAATGCAAAGGTAAGCATCATCGACACCTATGTGGTTTACCTCGATGCGGTGAACTTCCCGGGCGGGGTGAATCCGACAGCAGACCCGTCGATGTTCTCCCTGCAGACCTTCTGGCTGGACACCAAAACCTCGGAAGACGACGAGGTGGTGTCCTGGTCGCTCAGCAGCCCGGCTGACCTGCAGAACCTGGTCATACCAACCCGGCAGATCACCTCTCTCTGCGAATGGGCACTGCGCGGACAATACCGCAGCGGTGACGGCTGCACCTACAACGGCACGGCATATTTCGATGCGAAGGGTAATGCGGTAGCAGACCCGGCGTTTGATGTATGTGGTGGCTGCCTGAGTGACTGCCGTAAGCGCTTCGGCGCCGGGCTGGCAGAACCGAACACTGCCGTCCTTGATTTCGGCGGCTACCCGGCGACAGTTCTCTTCACCCGATAACCGGATATACCCATGAACAAAACCATTATGACGGCGATCCGGGCGCATGCGCTGGAGGAATCCCCACGCGAGTGCTGCGGCTTTGTCATTCAGTCAGGACGGCGCCAGCGCTATATCCCTGTGCCGAACAGCCACGAAAACCCGACCGAGCATTTCAGAATTGACGGTCAGCACTGGGCGAACGCCGAGGACGCAGGAACCATTATCCGCGTCATTCACTCCCACCCGGGCGATGGGGCACGACCTATTCCGTCTGACCTCGATCGCCAGCAGTGCAATAACTCTGGTGTGGTCTGGGGCATTTACGCGCCGGACTGCGATGAATACGCAGAGATAACACCAGACGCCATCCCGCTGATTGGCCGGCCGTTCCTCCTTGGCTCGCACGACTGCTGGGGGCTGGTCATGGACTGGCACGCCACCCAGGGCGTCATGCTGAACGATTTCCGCGTGGATTATCCGTGGTGGGAAAGCCAGTACCCGGACAACCTCTATTTCGATAACTGGGAGCGTGAGGGGTTTGTCGAATGCGACCCCGCGCCCGGGTGCATGGTCATCATGCAGGTCGAGTCGGACAAGTGGAACCACGCGGGGATCATCACCGAAGAGGGCGAGCTGCTGCACCACCTGTACGGCCAGCCATCCTGCATCACGCCTTATGCCCGTGGATATTTCAAAGACCGGACGATGATCTGCGTTCGGCACAAAGACCTGCCGCAGGAGATTAAGCCATGGCGCGCTTAACCACGATTCGATTGTATGGCGCGCTGGGTGCCCGGTTTGGCCGCGTTCACCGGCTGGCGGTGCAGACGTCAGCGGAAGCAGTAAAGGCGCTGTGCATCAACCTGGACGGGCTGGAAAGCTTTCTCATGAATGCCAAAAAAAACGGCATGACCTTCGCGGTGTTTCGTGGCAAACGCAACATCGGCGAACAGGATTTCAAGGAGCTGGGTGGTGACAGTGATATCCGCATCGCGCCTGTGCTTGAAGGGGCGAAAAAGGCAGGTTTATTCCAGACGATCCTTGGCGCAGTGATGGTGGTGGCGGGCATCGTAGTGTCTGGCCTCTCTGCTGGCTGGGCCAGTCCGGTCGGTGGCGCCATGATTTCTGCTGGTATCGGCATGGCTGCGGGCGGTATCTACCAGATGCTCTCGCCGCAGCCCAAAGGCCTTCAGGGGCGTGATGACCCCGACAATAAGCCCAGCTATGCCTTCGGCGGCGCAGTGAACACCCTGGCGATGGGCAACCCGGTCGCACTGCTGTATGGCGAGCGCGAAATTGGCGGCGCCATAATCAGTGCGGGGATCGTGGCCGAGGACATCTGAGAATTTCTTACTCTTCAATTAGCACCCAATCGGGTGCTTTTTTTATGGATGCAATATGGCAACGATTACTGGTGCAAAAGGCGGCAGTCAGAAGCAGCACACGCCTGTTGAACAACCCGATTCCGCGCAGTCGATGGCGCGCTGCCGTATGCTGCTGGCGCTCGGTGAAGGTGAGTTTGCTGGTGGGCTGGATGCAACCCGGATCTTCCTTGACGGCACGCCGCTGGGCAACGCCGACGGCTCGATGAACTTCGAGAATGTCTCCTGGGACTTTCGTCCGGGCACGCAGACGCAGTCGCCGATCCCCGGGTTTCCAGCCGTGGAGAACGAGACCAGCATTGGCGTGTCGCTGACGAAGGTCACTCCCTGGACCCGCGCCATCAGCAATACCCAGATTGACGCTGTGCTGGTGCGTATCGGAATTACCGGTCTGCAGCAGCAGGAGAATGATGGCGATATCGTCGGCACTTCCGTCACCTATCACATCGACGTGGCGGTAGATGGCGGGGCATACAGCACCGTGCTCACCAAAACCGTAACCGAAAAGCTCAGCTCACTGTACGAGCTGACCCACCGCATCAATCTGCCGAAGGCAAACACCGGCTGGCAGATCCGCGTGGTTCGCGATACCGCCGACAGCACCAGCCAGATGCTACAGAACAAAACGCAGGTGCAGGCCATCACAGAGGTAATCGACGCGCGCCTGCGCTATCCGCATACCGCGCTGCTGTATGTGTCGTTCAACGCAAAATCCTTCAACAACATCCCGAAGATATCCTGCAAGCCGAAAGGGCGGATTATCCGCATCCCGCAGAACTATGATCCGGTTAGCCGGGTTTATAACGGCACCTGGGATGGGACATTCAAATGGGGCTGGTCGAATAACCCGGCGTGGATCTGGTTCGATATACTCACGGAGCCGCGCTTTGGCCTGGGTCGTCGGGTAACGGCAGCCATGCTGGATAAGTGGGAGCTGTACCGCATAGCCCAGCGCTGTGACCAGAAGGTGCCCGATGGTAAGGGCGGCACCGGTACCGAGCCGCGCTTCCTGTTTGACGTCTATATCCAGTCGCAGGCCGATGCCTGGCAGGTGATAAAGGATATCGCCGCTGGCTTCAACGGTATGACATTCTGGGGCAACAACATGTTCAATGTTGTCTCGGACATGCCAGCGGACACGACGAAGCTACAGATCCTCACTCGCGCCTCGGTCGTCGGAAAGCCGAACTATTCCAGCGGCAGCGAGAAGAACCGCTACAGTTCGGCGCTGATTAACTTCAGCGACCCGGACAACCACTATCAGGATCGTACCACTGCGGTGATGTTTCCTGACCTGGTTAAGCAGTTCAAATTCAAGCAGACGCAGCTGACTGCCATTGGCTGTACGCGTGAGAGTGAGGCGCAGCGTCGCGGCGGCTGGGCGGTGTACTCCAACTATCTCGATCGCCTGATCACGCTGCAAACCGGGCTGGATGGCTTTGCCTATGTTCCCGGCACCGTGTTCGCTTTTGCGGATGAACGCTTTTCCGGGCGAGTGTATGGTGGGCGCGTTGTAAGCTATGACGCCGGGCTTAAAGCCGTCACAACCGATCGCGGGACCAGCGCCGTCCCGGGCGACACGCTGATGATCCGCACCCAGGGCGGCATTGTGGAAAACCGGGTCATTCAGACGGTCAACGGCACGCAGTTAATCGTGGCCACGGCGTTTTCCTCTGCGCCAGCGCCGGATGCCGTTTTCGTTATCGATGCCGGACAGCTGCGCCTGCAGTATTTCCGTGTGATGAACCTGACGTTCAATGACGAGGAGAACACCTACACCATTACGGGTGCGGAATACAACGCCTCGAAATATGACGCTGTCGATAACAATGCGCGCCTGGACATCCCGCCGATCAGCCTGATTCCTACTGGTGTTGTCTCTCAGCCAGGAAACGTCGTGGTATCAAGCTACGACTCAGTGAGGCAGGGGCAGCGCATTGCCACGCTGACGGCCTTCTGGGATGCTCCGCTGGATAAAGCCGGGAAACCGCAGGCAGACGTTATCGCCTACCAGGCACAGTGGCGCCGGGGTGACAGTGAGTGGGTTAACGTACCGCAAACCGGGCTGCGCAATATCGAAGTGCCGGGGATCTACGAAGGTGATTACCTGGTGCGTGTCAGGGCGATTAACGCTGGCGGCGCATCCAGCCTGTGGGCCACCTCAGTGCTGACGCATCTCAAGGGCCGGTCCGGTGATGTGCCAAAGCCCGCCAATTTCCGTACCACGCCGTTGCTCTGGGGCGTACAGCTGGACTGGGATTTCCCGGCTGGTACCGGCGATACTTTACAGACGGAGATCCAGTATTCCACTGCATCGACCGGCACAAATCCGTTTCTGCTGGCCGGGGTTCCCTATCCGCAGCATGTTTATCAGCAACTGGGCCTTAAAGCCGGGGTAGGATTCTGGTACCGCGCGCGGCTTGTCGATCGCACCGGCAATAAGTCAGCCTGGACTGATTTCATTCAGGGCAGCAGCAGCTCGGTTGCAGCTGATTACCTGGTGGATATCGATAACCAGATCAAACAGACAGACGCGTATAAGGAACTCACCTCGGATATCGCCGATCTCAGCGACGATATTCAGTCAGCGCGCGACGACATCAGCAAAGTGACGACAGAGTCAGCGGCAACCAAAGCGGGTCTGGCACAGGAGGTCACGGACCGTAAGAAAGCCATCACCGATGAAGCGGCGGCACGCGGCCAGGCGTTGCTGACCGAGAAGAACGAGCGCGTCGCGGATATCAGCAACGTCAATCAGACGATCCAGACCACCACCGAGTCACTGGCGCAGCAGATTGGGCAGATTTCTGCAGGTACCGGCTCGCAGTTCGACCCGGCCAAAATCTGGTACTTCGATTCGTCAGTGGAGGGCTGGACCGGGAACGGGACCCCGACGATTGTTGATGGGTGGATCCGCCCGGCGAACCATGCCACCGATCCGTGGGTGGCGTCTCCCGGTTCACTGGGTGTTAACTCGTCGTCCTATCGCTTCGTTAAACTGCGTATCAGGAAGTTCGGGGCACCGGGCTGGGCGGGGCAGCTGCGGTGGCGGGGTACCAGTGGCTTTAACGACACCAACATGGTCACCGTCGCCGAGCCTGCGTATGACGCGAACGGGATCGCCACGCTGGAGTTCGACAATATCCCCTGGCTGACTGAAGCTACAATGAATCAGTTCAGGCTGGATCTGTCCACCAAGCAGGATGCGACGAACTACTACCTGATTGACTGGGTGGCGCTCGGACGGCCAACGCCCGGCGCTGGTATGGCGGCGCTACAGCAGGAAACGACAGCCCGTGTTGCTGGCGACCAGGCGGAAGCCACAGCGCGCGAGACGCTGGCGACGCAGATCCGGGGCGGTTATACCGGTGATGATCCGTCGAAGCTGGCCTCTGGCCTGCTCTACACCGAACGTCAGGCACGCATCACGGCGCAGGAAGCGGAGGTGACAGCCCGGACGGCGCTGGAAGCGACCGTTAACGCCAACAAAGCCAGCGTGACGCAGGAGCTGGCAACGCTGACGACTGAGCAGGAGGCGCAGGCTACTACGCTGTCTGGCCTGCAGACCACCGTCGGGAAAAATACCGGTGATATCACGCGCATCGATAAAGCCGTCGCTGATAACAACAAAGCGCAGACTACCGCGCTGGCTGCGGTCAAGGCTACCACCGACCAGAACACGGCTGACATCAGCACGGAAACCACGGCCCGTACGGATGGTGACAGCGCGCTGGGTCGCCGTATCGACAGCCTGAAAGTGGATGTGGACGGTAACACGGCCAGCCGCGACGCAGGCATTGTCGGCAGCGTCAGCAACGCCATTGCCAACTTCTTTGCATTTTCGGATCAGCGCGTCACGTTCGCCGTTGGCGAAACAAAAACGATGGCCGAGATCACCGAAGCCAGGAAGACCGCCGCGGATGCCACAAGCGCTGTAGCCGAACAGGTCACGACGCTAAAGGCCACCGTTGAGCAAAACGGCCAGACCAACGCCGCCTCCATCACGCGCATTGATAAAGCCGTTACGGATCTGAAGAGCGCCACCGCGACCAGTATTGAGCAGGTGACGGCAGCAATCGGCGATACCAATGCCAGTGTCCAGACGACCAGCCAGGCTGTTGCTGACATCAACGGCAAGCTGAGCGCGCAGTGGGGCGTTAAAGTCCAGGTGGAGGCGAACGGTGTCAAACGCATCGCGGGTATCCAGCTGGGCATTGACGGTGCAGGGGCTTCAAACTTCCTGATTTCTGCCGATACGTTCGCGGTTTATAACCCGACGACGAACGGGCAGGAGCTGGTGTTTGCTTCGACCGGCGGCCAGATGTTCATGCGTTCGGTGTTCATCCAGGACGGTTCCATCGATAACGGCAAGATCGGGAATTACATCCAGTCCAGCAACTGGGACGGGACCGGCAATGTCGGCTGGCATATCAATAAATCCGGGTATGCCACGTTTAACGGCGTGACGGTTCGCGGGACGATTTATGCCACTGACGGGATTTTTAAAGGCAGAGTTGAGGCGACCAGCGGGAGCTTCAGGGGCACGGTTGAAGCGACATCTTTCATTGGGGATGTCGCCAACACAGGGGTGTATCCCGACTCCAGCAACCGGTCTAACAATGCCGTTTCTACCAGTGTAGCCATGGCATACACCGACTCCAGCAATAACGGGCTGAATAAAAACGCCGTCGTGGAGGCGTTGATATATGTCCGAGGGACTACAGGCGCGGTCGGGAGTACAGTTCAAATAACTATCGCGGGTAACGTTCGCACATTCACTTTCGACGTTCCTGTTGGTGGGTTTTGGTTCACCGCACGTCATGCTGCAACTGGGTTGACCGGGCAACGTATCGACGCAAACATTTTCGTTTCTTCCAGTAATGCAACCGTGGCAATTTATGCACCAACTATCACTGTGACTCGCGGTACCGGCTCCTTCTCCTAATTTCCACAACCTCAGAACCTCCAACCCAGCTCCGGCTGGGTTTTTCATTTTAAGGACATCACGAATGGCCACACTTGATGACGATTTGGCGAAAGCCGTCACAGAAGGGTTTCGCCTGGCGCAAGGCAGTATCATCAACCAGGACCTGATTTTATCGGGGTCCGGCGACGTCACCGTAACCCTGGCAGACGGCTCGAAAAAGACGGGTCCCAGCTGGTCAAAACTAATCGCTCAGGCGATGGCAGCAGGAGATAGTGCCGCCGCTGCAAAAGCCTCAGAGAAGAACGCAAAGACGTCGGAGACGAACGCGAACACTTCAAAGAACGCAGCCGCCGATAGTGCGGCCGCTTCTGAATCAGCAAGGTCTGCAGCAGCTGCCTCACAGGCGGCGGCGAAATTATCAGAAGACAGATCAAAGACCTCAGAAAACAACGCAGGAGCCAGCGCAAGCAGTGCCGCAGCATCACTGGCCGCAGCGCAAAAGCTGACTTCTGCGCCCTATGAGGCAGCACCGTTCCCTGATGTCTGGTTACCGCTGAATGATGACCTGCGCCTGCTGGCTGGGTTTGCGCCTTACGACCGGCTGACCATTTCCGGCCAGATTCTGGAGTTAGCAACAAAATCAGTGACCTTTGCCCGGTCAACCATTGCAACGTATATCGACAAGTCCGGCGTATTGCAGACCGCTAATATTGATGAGCCGCGCTTTGAAAAAGAGGGTTTATTAATTGAAGGCCAGAGCACTAACTATTTCCTGAACAGTGACGACCCGACCAAGTGGGCAGGCAAGGCCGCTTCGCTAACAGTCACGGCAATAAAAGACGGCACCACGCAGGCGGCGACCATGAAGGGCGTTTGCAATAATGCAGTTAACAACCTTTTAGTTGTTCAGAGTAGCGCTGTAACGCTGGCCGATGGGGATAATTTTACCGTATCCGCTCGGTTTAAAGGTAAATACGGGCGGTTCAGATTCCGCATTGTGAAAGACTCTACTTTCTTCGGGGAGGCCCGTTTCATATTCAGCACGGGGGCGACGGCGGGCTCGTCTGGTGGGCTGACCTTAACAACGAAGACCGGAAGTGATGGTTACACTCTTGCCACTGCGACGCTTACAGGAACGGCTGCGGGAATCTATACAGCACAGATTTACGCTATGCCAGAAGATAGCGATACAAATAATATCCCGGTTAGTACTGAGTTTTATATTCAGACCGTACAGTTTGAAAAAAACGCAGCAGCAACAAGCTATATCCCCACCGGCTCGGCGGCAGTTACCCGCGCAGCTGACGATTGCACCCTGCAACGTTCAGGAAATGATAACTACCCCGGCCCGATCACGTTTTCAGTGGAAATGCACTGCAATGGCGAGACGGTATCTGATGGAACAGCAAACAGCAGGCGCGGGATCTTGTCGTTCTACCCCTCGACTACAGAGTTCGGAATGTTAATGCTTGATTCCTCAACGTCGAACGTGGGCAAATATTTGTTTGCATACGGCCCGGCCACCTTTAACGTTTTTGATCAGAGGGTGGACAATGGCGAGGTTTATAGAATAGCGGCAACCTTTGACGGAAATAATATAAGCGCCCTCGTTAACGGGGAAGCTAACAGAAGCCCTACGCCAGTAACCAGGCCAGCCCCAGGGGATAGATCAAGCGCCACAACGCGAATTTATTTAGGCAGGGGGGCGGGGGCAAGTACTTCCGGCGTTCGAATGCTTAACGGCCACATCCGCAATCTGCGTATCTGGCACCGCGCGCTAACCCCCAATCAAATTAAAGGACTTCGCTAATGAGAGACTTATATCTGCGCTTTGCTGACGCCGATGAAATGCGCACGCAATTAATCGCGGCAGGTTTTATGGGTGATGAGGGGCAGGGCGGTTTATCTCACCCGGATATCAGCCTGGATATCGTAGGCGTTATCAGTGTCCCTGCTGAAGTTATCAACCCCGGTGAAGAAAGCGAAATTATTAAGTACACCACCGAACCCGGCTATCACGTTAATTTGCGCGTCATGAACGACTCGCTCGATTTATCTGGGTTGAACGACTTTGTGGTTACACCGAAAACACCGGCTCGCGTCTGGGCGTAAGGAATTAAGTTATGGCAAACAGAATAGACACGGCTGAATTAAGCAGGGCCATTGCTGCCTGGACATCCACCATCAATGATGCGTCTCTGCCGGGAACCGGAGCTACGGTCTATGGGGGAATCTTAAAGTCACAGTACACAGTGAACAACGTCGAAAAGGCTTCTTTTCAGTTTCAACTTGCTAAACGTGTAGAATGGAACTATTCCATAGCTCGTTTAACAGTAAGCCAGGTGGCTGGGAACGGAGATACTGCACAAAGTAACTATTTCGACTTTATGTCAGATGGTAATATGTACACATCTGGTAAATTGGTCCTTGGCACTCCTAATGTTAACTCCTGGTGGAACGCAGCTCAACCAATTGCCGCAGCACTCTACACCCAGACGCCTACGGATGGACCCGGCAACGGTGCCATTGCAGGTCTTTCATGGGGCTATCAACATGGCGGGGGTTATAACCTTCGCACTATCTGGGGTAATGTCGGCAACGGAACGAGCGCCTGGGCCAATACTGCTATGACCCAGTTCGGGGATAGTGGGTCCACGATACGGTACTGGTATTTCGTTCCAACTACCGGAGATCTTGTTACTTCGACAAGCGGGAATGGTGGGTTTGCTGGCAACTACTCGTATCAGAAGTCAGCTACATCTGATGCCACTCTGAAGCACGATATCGTGTACGACGACGGAAAAGCTTCTTATGACAACATCAGGAAGATGAAACCCTGCACGTTCGTGTATAACGGGGATTACTTTGACCGTGTGCGCCGGGGGATCATTGCTCAGGACGCTTTACGTGATATTGATCGTGAGTATGTGAAGCTGGTTCCTGCTGCGCCTGAGTTCGACGAAGATGGAAATCGTTGTGATAAAGACGACACGTTAGCCCTGGATAACAACGTCATCATGATGGATACGGCGCTGGCGCTGCATCATGCAATCGCAAAAATTGAAATGCTGACAACTCAGGTCGCCCACCTGCAGGCTGAGATTAAGGCGCTGAAAGCGTAACGGCATTATGATGTTCAGTGGTAATCA